TCTTCCCGCTTTCTCTGAAAGATAGCCTTACGACCACTAAGGGTAAGAGCCTCTGTACCGGGTCCAATCATAGCTCCAATCTGGGTCTCTAGCTCATTTACTGCATTGAGAGTCATTGGAGTAGCAATAGCATCATCTAAGAAGGGTCGAACCATCTCACCACCAGTAGGTGTCAGGTATCCACGGTGGTAGATACGGCCACGGCTATCCATGTATGTATCCGACCAAAAGGGTTTACCACGATTTGTCTGGTACCTGCCTGCTGTCATGAAACCAAAGCCTTGGTCACCACGTTTGATGATCTCGTGTCTAAACTCATTAAGGCCATCGTAGTAATCTGTGTTACCGCGAGGGTCACGGAACCTAACAACATCATCCATAAAGTTAAAGAACACCGGATCTGTTTGGTATTGTGTACCAGAGGCTTGGTTTAGAGCATTAGCAAAGTCTGCATCAACCTGATTTGCGTCAAAGCTAGCGTACTTACGTCTAGATATGATAGGTCTGCCGGTAACATTACCACGAGCATCAAAGGCTTCCTTCTTACCAGCGCGGACAAACTGCCTATCTCTATCAAAAGAAATACCCATACGTCTGCCAACAACAACTCGTCTTTCAGCCTTCTGTAGCTCAATAAGACGTTTGTCGATTACCTCAACCTCTCTAGAAACTGTGTCTCCCCAGAAGCCTGTGGCACGACCTGTCTCTACATCTAGAACACCTCTGCGGGTCTTACCACGGTAGTTGAGACGGATCATCTTTCTGTCCTTCATGTAATCAAGGACTCTGGAACCGTCTTTGTGGTAGTCTTGTAAAGTGTGTTTCTGGAATGGGTTAACATCTTCTAGATCTTTTGCCATTTGTTTACCAATAGCAATAGCAAGACCGTCGTAGTCTGTCATTTGTCCAGAACCAACAAGCTTTACTGCTTTAGAAAGAGAGTTGAGTACTTTGTCATCCATTACCTTTGATGTAGGATTCTTCTTAGATGTAAGAAATTCAAAGTCAATAATTCTACGAATACGTTCATCGATACCACGTTCAAATCTAACAGCTAATTCGTCTGTGGGTGTTCTATACCATTTTAGGTACTTAGCAAATGAGGTTTTCTCCCAACGCTTCTTAAGTGTTTCGGGCTTCTTGACTTTTCCTAGAAGACCTTGGAAATAAGACCTTGGTGGGCTTTTCCCTCTGAAGTAAAGCTCTTTCGAGAGTTTAGCTCCAACACCAGTACGGAAGGAATCAATAGACCTCTGATCTGCAAGAAGTCTATCCTGTAGCTGATCAATCTTGTAGTAATCACCCATAAGCTGGACTTGAGGTCCTCCTTCTTTAGCACCAAAGAAGCGAGAAAATAAGTTGTATTTATCTCTCTGTCTAGTATCAAGAAGACGGGCAGTGTTCTGAACAGCAAATCTATTTTCTGCTCTAAGTACATTAGCAAAGTTGTCCCAAGGCTGCTTGTCTTTCCTAGCTCGCTCTATTACAACCCTAAGGTTTTCAATAGCAACTGTTTGCTGATTTGTTGACACTTTCTCTTCTAAGGAGTTAATCACAGATTCAATGAAGTCTTTATCTTCAGATTGGAGGACTTTAGAGTTCCTCATGAAGTCAAGACGTTCTTGTAGAAGTGTGTAGTTAGGATCATAAAGGTTGTTGTTTCTTGCCTCACCTGTAAGGGGGTCGAAGCTATTATTACTTTCATCGAAGATGTTAGCTGTACGGCGACGAGCGGTTTGTTTACCTTGCAGTGTTGTACCTTTAAAGTCCGTTAGAGAGTAAGTTTTACCGAGATCATCAGCATCATTGACAAATAGATCTACAACCTCTCGCTTATACTTAGCATTCCTGACGAGGGTGCTAGGGCGCGCCACAGCGATCTGTGTTACGACATCTTCACCTATCGACTGCTTAGGGCGGAAAATGTTAGTAAGATTAGCAGCACGACGTCTCAAAGCAGTAATAGAGAGTGCGCTACCTTGAGGTGTCACAAAGTTATCGGCTTTGACTTCTCCTTTTCGGAAAAGATCTGCCTTTTCTTGACTACCAAGGATCTTTGTTTGGACATCATAAGCCTGACGTTTAAGCCACTGACCAAAGGTTTCTTTCTCTGGGGGAGATCCTGTTAAAGAACTTCCTTTCGTGGTTTCAAGAGCAGCTAAATTGATCCTATCAGACTCTTTCTTTAGCAGTTCGGCTTTGCTCTCAAATATAGGAACAAGGGTAGAACGGCAGTTAAAGTGTAGTGGAGGGGCAAAACGCCTATCACCTACATCATAGATCTTACCATCATGATAACGACAAATGCTAGAAGTACGATTATCAAGCATTGCTTGGAACATGTAGCCTTTGATGGCTTCCTTGTTTTCCCCTACCGCACTAAACAGAGCATCGCGCTGCGTAGCTGTGATACCTGTACGAGAAAGAGTACCCGCTTGGTGGGCTGTCATCTTGGTTGTTTTGCTGACGTCACTAATAATTTGATTTTGAGACTTATTATCTCTACGACCACGCTTCAACCAAGTTTGTACCCTAGTTGTCTCACCACGAGCAATGTTCTCTACGTTATTTTTGATAGCAGCATCACCGTTGATACTAGCGCCAGTAATATCTGCTAGATCAGCCTTGTTCTTAGGTCTACGAACGGAGAACCATCCTTTAGTGTGTTTTGAGATACTATCAGTGTAGAAATCTACCTCAGCACCATGTAGCTCTGTCAAATTTGTCTTCTGCCAAGAAAAGAGCTCTGTAGCAAAACGGTTTTGCTCTCGTCTGAATTTGTTGGCTATTTTCTTCTTTTGATCAATAGTAGTTGTTGCTAAGTCTTCCTTAACAAGCTTAACTAGAGACTCACGATGACGATTTACAATACGACTATTACCAATCTGAATGCTCTCTTCGAACTTTCTAACGTCAGTAAGGTGATCAATCACCTCGTCGTTCATTTTCTGTGTAACATCCATTCTAGCAATCTCCTGATTGGTAAGTTTGGTGGAATGAACCGCACAGTCCTTGCAAAAGACCGTCGCCCCCTTAGAACATGTCACCCCGTTTTATGATTTTTGCCTGCAGCTTTCTTGGCATAACGTTTTCACCCTGCATTTAACTTGCCTAAGGCAGCAAAGAGTAATTATGGCCGACCCGGAAGGACTCGAACCCTCACTTGAAGATTAGAAGTCAACTGTTCTATCCTGTTGAACTACGGATCAGTGTATAGTGTTTATAGTTTATGTGTGTCGTATCCTAGCTTAATCTTATGTATGGTGGTCCTGCCGGGACTCGAACCCAGATATTACGATTATAAGTTGTACGCTCTAACCAGTTGAGCTACAAGACATTGATTATTAAATTGGTACGGGTAGAGGGAGTCGAACCCCCACGTCTTTTAAAACACTAGGACCTAAACCTAGCGCGGCTACCTATTTCGCCATACCCGCATGGTCCCCCACCCCGGACTCGAACCGGGAGAACCGGCAGTTTAAGTGCCGTACGGTTACCAATTACGTCAGTGGGGAATGGTACCGTGTAATTAGTGGTGGAAAGGGGAAGAATCGAACTTCCTACGCGCAGGGCTTCAACCTACCGCTCTACCTCTGAGCTAATCGGGTAAATATAAATAATGGCAGCTTAGGTAGGACTCGAACATACATGTGTTACCAGTCAGCCACTAAGCTATTAGTCTATCCAGCGATGAGAGCAAGAAAGATCACAAAAGCTATTGCCCCGCCACCTACAAGGAGACCAAGTGATTTAGTCTTAGACCAAGCTTTTACTTTATCTTTTGCTTCGATGACTTTTTCCTTTGCTGTATCAATGATGTCTTTCATTGTATATCTCCTGATATCGAATATGGTTGCGCAGAGGGGAGTTGAACCCCTAGTACAGGCCTTATGAGGGCCGCGTGTTACCATTACACCACCGCGCGAAACTTGGTGGGAGAGGGAGGACTCGAACCTCGCCCGGTTAAAGATTTTCCTCGCCCAGTTATTCTTATTCTTGTACTTGTCCACCGTAGTCATTCATAGATCGAGCCATTTGGGCTACAGGGTCAGCCCTAATCTCGCTTACACCCTTTTCATCGTTGTAGTCGCCCGGAATGAAATCATTCTCTTTAGCGATATTAATAAAGACAGAACGAGGAATAAGGCCCATCTGGTACCACTCTGTAACAAGACGCATACCATCTTCACCCTGAGCCTGAGGACTAAAGTCCTTAGACATAGCAAAGTCAATATTTTCTGCTGTTAGTTCAAGATCGTAGCGCCAGTTAATCATAAACGCAATAACAGACCGCATAGTATTAGAAATCTTCATATTAAGAGTACCAAGAGTGGCTGTCTGTGATGAGTTACGAAGCTCTAGTGCAATACCCGACTCTGTTGTCTCTGGGGCAAGCATACGAATACCCAGCTTAGCTAGTTCCTCTAGAGTTTGTTCAATAGAGTCCTTCATATCGCTAAGAGCAGCGGTAGGAGGAGTGAGAACATCCGCTGTAACACCGCTAGGAAGGAACATCATAGTACCTAAACCTTGGCTAGCAATCTTCTGCTGTTCACCCTCTTCAATGTCTCCTATAAAGATAGGTGTGTAGGTAGCTGCGCCATACATCAAGTGGTTACGCCTAGAGATCTTATTGTAAAGGCCAATTTCTCGGTTAACAAAGGTTAATAGGATAGGCTCTTCAATATGAGTTTCACCGTCGAGAGGCCAAGCAGGGATACGTGCAAGACGCTTACCAAACTGTTGTGGTTTAAAAGTTTCATAAAGTTCATAACCAGTCTCTTCAATCCCTTCTTTTCCGGGTTTAAGACTGTTGTCAGTAATTTCTCCACCTTGAGCAGTGGCTGTAGAATTATTTTCTTTACGATACTCATCAACAACTAGAAAACCTTCCCTATCAATGTAATGATCTCTTACGGTACTGACTAAGGTAGGATGCCAAGGGTTGTCATTTTTGTATACCGGAGTATAAAAACGAGTAATAAACCGTGTCATAGCCGGTAGGCCTGTAACGGGATGATATCCCTCAATAACGTTGATCACATTCTCTGCTGAAATAAGAGAAGGATAAGGCTTTACATAGTTTGCCTGCTTTGGAGTCATGTTCTCAGTTTCTTCTGGGGATACAGAAGGAACATCAACATAAATCCATGAATATGAAGTTTGCATCTCTTCCCAGACTGCGTCATCAAGAAAGTGAAACAGAGACTGATTATCAGAAGTAAATCTGTGTCTAATCCAGTCAATCATTTCCATCCTTAGAGTCTCTGGAATTTCATCAGGAAGTTCAAGATTAGATTCTTTTCTTAATAGAGCACCAGTCATTGAACGAGCGTACTGAGCAGTAACCCCCGGTAGTTCAGCTTCATCTTTATAGAAATTGTATTGATTTTGATCCATAGTAGGCGAGAAAGGAAGCAAGATGTTCTTCTTATTGCCATCATGATCAATGTCATGAACAATCTCATCGTGGGCCTTTACAGCCTCTTGGCCTCGGACCACAGCTCGGCACTTCGCCCAAGTCGATCTAATAGAATCGTATTGATAGGACGGAGTACCCACACTCGACTTGTTTACAGAGGTCGAGAGAGTAATTTTGGCCATGTCCGGCCCTCCTTTCTGCTTAAATTACCTTAAATTAAGGGGTTTTCTCTTCTTTAACACATCGTATTTTTGTTTTGTCTGCTGTAGGATCCTCTCTTGAGATCTAAGGCTTGAGGCTCTTTAAAAGTACTTGTTTAAGCTATCAACAAACAACAATGCTTTCGATTCAAGAGAGGTCCTCTTAGGGTCTCTTCTTAGCATCTACTGACTCCGATCTCGTCAGTAAGGTCCCTAGTTAGGATTCTTAAGGGTTTTCCCCTCTCTTTAACGTCACCTATTTATGTCTTTATTTACAAAGACTTATCTATCCTAAAACCATGAGTTTTGTCTAAATTTAGCCTCCTACTGACTCCGATCTCGTCAGTAAGGTCCCTAGTTAGGATTCTTTAGATTTTCTTTTTTCCTCTTCTTTAACGCATCGTATTTATCTTGATGAAAACAAAGGTTTTTCATTAACCTTCTGCTAAGATATTAATCACAACCGGTATCGAACCCTTTGATAACTCTTACTGCTGTAATGATGACATTCGGATGGGTCTGCTCATTATACCTTAGAAGAGATTCAGCTAAATTACCAACTGGCTCTTCTAACGTTTCACAAATAGCCCCATCTGAAGCCTCTGGATTAATTGCTCCTGTCAAGGAGGTACTGCAAGCTGTCGTTAACGTTATTAGGAGCAAGGCGAAGAGACTCATTGATTTTCTTCCTGCGTTCATTTTGGTTCTCCTGAAGTTCAATAGTAATTTCACTCCGCTCTGCAGTTCTAACGTACCTCAAAGCACCAAATACAGTGCCTCCTAGTGCAATAACAACCGCGATAGCAATTAAGATAGTTTTGATTGGCATATCATTCCCACCCTTCTTCATACTTAACTTTGTCACGTTTTGCCACATTTTCTGTGATCTCATGCAATCCAAGTGCCGAGCAAACAGCAGCTAGAGTGGGCGTGAAAGTTGTTTCCAGAAAAGAAGTATCACCAGAAAACATACCCCAACCTAGACAAGCAATAAAAGTTCCACCTGTGAACTCGCGCTTGTAGGTCTTTTTTCGGGGTCCTTGCTTTTCAGTGAATTTCTTTTTAACAAGATCAGGGGCTTTTTCTCCTGTTTCAATCTTATCGGTCATACCCCGGCGCTCCCTTTGGAATCTCGAAGTGTACCCAGTCAATAAAGCTGTGGTCTGTGTGTTGACCATCACCATCCCAGTCAGCGCCCCAACGAATAGGCACACCTAGTTTCTGACCAGCTAGCCTCATAGCAACACCAATTGCTTGATATCCTTCATACTTGCCCGCGTGGTCTACTTTGTAGAATGACTTAACGTTATCAGTATTCCAACTAATGTTACCGTTTTCCCACCAAGCTAGATCAACAGCCATACCAACAAGGTGACGGCTGTTCATTGTCTTTGATTTCCCTTCACTAACTAAACGACGCTGCCTTTCTCTAGACCTCATACCCTCAATTACAGCAAAGTCCTCTGTGGAGTACTCGCTTAGGGCAAGATATACAACGCGAATTAGATCGGGGTGCACCCCCGCGAGACGATCGCGGGAGCGCTTAGACAGAACAAATCCTGTTTTTGTCATAATTTATCTCTTCCTTTAACTTTTTTCTTTTTAGGGGGTTCAGGCCAAGCTGGAGCCTTTGGATTAAGTGTGTTGTCAGGCAGATCTCTAAGAGCTTTCCTGTAATCAGTCCAAGCTTTCTTGTCTGATTCCACATCTGGTAACAAGAATTTATCCGAAGCTGCTAGCTTTTTATTACGTTTTAGTCTAAATACGCGCCATTCTTCTTCTTTTCGGCGCTTGTTCTCCTCTTTAATTATGACGTCTTGTTCTTTTTCTACTAGAACTCCGTTAGAAAAGGTTAGATCCTTAGGCTTAACGTTATAAGAAAATTCTGCGATAAGTTGGCCTTCTTCTAAAACTCTCTCAAGCCACTCACGATTACGTGATGTACCTAGAATTTCTTCTTTGTTATTATACAAAATATAAATCATTTGAACCTCACAAATATAGAAGAAATACAGTCAAGAAGTTCAATATCACCAGATTCTCCCATCCAGTATACAAATACAGAAAAGAGCGCTTCTGCAGGATTTCCATTAAAAGATCTAATGTTTTCAAGATCTTTAAGAACGCTTACAACAGTAACGTAGTCGGTTTCTTGTTCTATTGGTGATAGAAGACGTTGTTTCATAACATGGTAGCCAGTACCACGGACTTTACCATCACCTTGGTATATATCAACAGTTCCTGTTCCTGTTCCTGCAGTAGTAGCAGAGAATAAATCTCCGGGGTTGTATAAAAGACCTGCTGTACCGGCCATGTTATTCCAGGTGCCTTGAGAGGTAGACCCTAATGATTTTATTATGTAAGTGACCCCAGATATAACCGAAGTAACAGGTATGTCAATAATGTTTGTTGTGCTAATAGTACTCCCAACAGATTTAGTCTGTCCTACGGTACCATCCAAAGCATTCCAGTTTGCTTGCCCCGCACTACCAAGGTCGAGGATTGTGTAAGAGGAAAGGCTATTCATAAATCCACAGCTAACATCCATTAACACATAAGGACTACCCGCTTCAATTTTATAACCCCAAGCATCATTATCTGCGACTAAATTAGAGTAAACATGCTCGAAGTTAACAGCAATCTGAACATCAGCATTATAAGCAGGGGGTATATCTAAGGTAGCCCCGCCCACTAGTTGTAAGAAGTTAATCCCCTGCATAGGTAGGTTTCCCCTATATAAATTATCTTCTAGCTGAGTGATATTACCACCCTTAACTATAAGTTTACCACTACCGTCCGAGGATAAGCTTCCATCTCCAATACTGATTTTATCAGCAGTTAAAGTATCGCTTACAAGCAGATTACCATCAATGACTTCATCTTGCTTAACCCAAGTAGATCCGGTATAGATCCATACAGATTGACTAGTTGGACTAGCCTGTGCACCTGTATAGAACCAAGCTTGATCACTTGAGATTGGTGGTGTAGGTGTATTGAGATCAGAGTTCCATCTCGTCTGGGCTGTATAAGCACTAGTAGGAAGAGAGGTAACAGGTATGTTCCATCTCCCCGGACCTCTAGCACCTACGGGTCCATCTTCACCGTCACTACCACTCATACCAACGACACTTGCCGCAGAGAACTCAGCGGTATTAATGATGTCGGTACTTTCACGACTAGCCGCCGTAGCTTGAATAGCAAAGAGATACTCTCCCGCATTAAGAGACGGAGCAGTCTGTGCCCAGTTTCCTAGGATACCTGTTAAGACGCCTGTATTAAAGTTGTAGGTCAAGTCACCAGTAGGATCCGCTGGTGGTGTAGTAGTTGTATTCTTAGCGTAGAGAGTAACAAACGCTGTATTGATACCGTCTTGGCCAGCCGAAGACTCAACAACCGGATTAGAAAACTCTGTTCCAGCTAGGGAGTTTGTCGCCGTAGTAGCTGAAGCAGTAGCTCTAGTTACCCATAGCTCTTCGTTTGGATTCAAGCTAGGGGGTAGCTTAGACCACCCGTTGAGGTTACCACCAGTAAGATCTGCTGTGCTAAAGGTATAATTAAATGTACCAGTAGGTTTAGGTGGTGGGGTAGAACCAGAGGCTAGTTTCTGGAATAACAGAACAATTGCTGAGTTAAGACCATTTTCACCGTCACTACCACCAATACCGCTAGAAACGATAACAAACGGAAGAGATATTAGAGCAATAGACGTACCATCATTAAACTGAAAAGTAACAGTTGCAAGTTCATCATTAACACTAACACTAGGTGTAATAAACCCAACGTTTACTTCATCTGGTATATCCGCTGATCTGTCTGTAACAGGGGCAGACCAAGTATTACCAGAGCGCGACAGTCGGTAACGGTTTCTTGCTACAGTAAGACCTGCTTTAATAAAGATTACATCAATATCAAGGAATGTATCACTGTAAGTTCCTGCATTAGGATTGTATATGATCTGGCCTTGTGTGACATACACCGCATTTGATGTGATACCTGAGGTCACAGGTGCTTGGCTAGTAACCTGTATGTTGTCTGAGTAGGCACTAGAATTACCTTGAGTATCAACTGCACAAACCCTGTAGTTATACAGTGTATTTGGTAGCCTGTTAGAGTCAGTAAACTTAGAACCAACCTCTGTACCAACTAGGGTTGTTGGGTTAGCAAACACAGACCGATAAATCTGGTACTCTTTGAAGTCTAGCAGAGGTGAGTTATCAATGTTTTGTGTAACTTCGTCCCAAGTTAGATCAATTACGGTACCCTCGGCAGTAGCCACTAGGTTTTGTGGAGGTTTAGGGAAAGTACTATCAACACCAGAAGTGAAGGCGATATGTGTAGGCTCAGACTCTAAGCCAGAGGTAAGAATAGTTTTCACTATTGCATGGTAATCCTTACCCCCATCGAGGGAGGGTATCCTAACAGAGTTTGATACACTCGTAGCTGTTTGCCGTAATACATCATCTACCTTCTTATACTCAATAAGGTAAGAAGCATCATTGTATACAGTATCCCAAGTTAGATCAACGTAAGAGTTAGATACTGCGCCTTTAAAAAATTCTACCCCTGTAGAGGCTTGCAAATTTGTTGGCTTACTAATAGTAAAGTCAAACACAGGTTGAGAAGTATAAGGAATATCATCTGGCACATTCCAAGCAAACATGTTAGCTGTTACAAGTGTTGCTTTGACTTTAACAGAAAAATCCACCCTGATTTCAACTTCTTCTGCTTTCCAAATACCATTTGGGGCGTTCGTAAGTTCAGAGTCAATTCTGAAGAAATCACCGGGTTCAATCCTAAGACCTTTTCTGCCTAAAGTGATCTCAAGGTTATTTGAGTCACGAGAGATCCTTACTGTTTGCTCAGCTTCAGCCATAGCGTGGTAAGGTGTCGTAGCATCAGAAGTAATTGTACTCTCATAGACCTTATTGTTGTCTTCAGCTAGGTAAGTGTTATGAACAGTACTTCCTCGCTCGGGCCAAGAAATGGAATCCGAAGCAAAGTTCTCAAACTCGTTATTGAAATCAACCGTTACTCGGTTAAACCTTTGAGCGGCTTGACCAAATTCTTCTTGAATGCTTCCAACACGAAGAATATCATCATCACCAAAGGTGTTGTCTGCATTGATAAGTGCTTCTAGTTCTGCGTCAGTATCAGGATAATTCATAACAAGACGGTATTTACCATCGTTGGTCCAAACCAAATCTGCAAAAGGAATACCGCTTAAGATAGATTCAATATTATCCCTAACACTTTGGCTGGGATCAATTGTTAAGTTACCTTCAAACCTATACACATCTTTTCGAGGAGCAGAGATTTCAACGTATTGGCCGATCTCTTCTACGGGCTGACTTAAGAGAGCATAATACTGAGTGGAGGTCAGCCCGTACTGATCCCAGATCCCCCAGGACTGCTCCTGGCCCCTGGGGGGCTGATAGTCATCAATCGGATTCAGCGACCCAATCGGATCATAGATTTCTGATACGAATTTATAGAACTTACCCGTATCAACGGCCTTGTAGATGGTAGACCCTGATGGGTGTCCAAAGTAGTCTTGATCTTTAAGAGACTGTTTAGTAGGGAAGCCAGAGAGTGTACCGTACTCACGGAGAGGGCCTAGACCATTAACACCACCACCAAACTGTTGGTCAGACATAGCAACCACACCAGCAATACCTGCTGCTCTACCAAAGGAGTCAATTTCAATTTGGCTATCAAGCAGACCTGCACCGTAGGGTGCGGTCAGATAATCAAACAGAACTTCTACGCGATTGTTAGAGTACTCCTTGTATCCGGATATACCATATGATCCCCCTCCAAGGTCGTCAAATGTGCGAATGTGGTTACCTTTAACAAGGAACTGTAGTCGTGGTATGCCACTGTACTGAGGCTCTTTACGGTTTAGTTTGAATATGTTAGTAGAGTAAGCACAATTAGTGAATTTGTTTGTTGCCGGTTGACCGTTAGCAGTATCAAGAGGTTCTGCTGTACCACCACTGTAGTGTACGTAGAAGTTATGAGTAAACTTCTTTTTCTGATATTTATAGGTAGTTGAGTTAACAAGAATGTCTTCAACACTCTCAATTCTTGTACCTTGGGTGTTACACAGAGCAGTGTTAAACATTAGGTAAGAGTTCTTACCAGCGTTGTGGGTACCACCTTCAAAACTAAAGTCTTCCGGTTGTTTAAAGGCATTACTTGCAGCAGTAACAGCGGGTGTGATTGAGCTACGCACTCTATGGTTAAGCTCAGTACCACCAATAATCTGTTTTCCGTAAATAATAGGAAGAGGTCCGACCTCACCCCTTACTGGAATAAAGAAGCCTCGTCTCTTATCAGCCTCCGCCTCAGCCTTTCTTCTTGCCCTGTCTTGTTTTTTCTTTTGGTTCCTGGCTGAAATAACTTGAAATGCCGCTGAAACGGCAAATAGGACTAAAGACTCAATACCCATTAGATTTTCCCCCAGTTAAGTTCAATTTCAACGTTGTCGTAGACTTTATCAAAAGAAGTATCAGTGTCTGAGTACTGATTCATACCATCCTTTGAAATCATCATAACGTTTACTGCATCAAATGCATCCATGGGGGAACTTCCTTCTAGAGACACAATCATTTCTTCAAAGTCATTAGATATACGAGGACGATCAATTGTTCCGTTGTAGACATTAATAATGTCTGCGGGGTCAAGCATTGGTTTTCCATCAGCATCAAGAAAACCTACTTTAACGCTAATAGGCTTACCAATAACGTTATTACCTTTGATCTCACTTCTAAGCAATTCGTCGTTGTCAGAAAAAGTTACTGTGTAAGCCGCCCTATCAACAACAGAATTATTACGGTAAGAGGAAACACTAAGCACCCCCCCATCAGACACATAAACGCCACCATCAAATGTAATATCAGAAGGGAAAGAAGTAAAACGATAGGTATAGGTCAGGTCTAGCCTGATTAGATAAAATACTCGGATAGGGTCACGGTCTAGTGCCGCTTGTACATTTGGTGAAAACGTTCTCATGACTGCTCCTTAGATTAGATTTCTTCAACCAGATTCACTGTACCAGCATTAGAAAGAATACCATCAGAGAATGTAATGCCTTTGATGTCATTAACATCACGACTATAAGTTAGAAGGCAATTAGACCCATGTTGTATTCCTGTAGATGAAGGCACGGACTGAATAAGGCCGGGGTGAATACGAGTAGAGCCAGAACCGTTCACGGTAGACTCTGTTAAATACACCTTTGAATGGTTTGAAAACTTGATGAATGATCCGGCAGGAATTAGTCCCGATCCGGAGATGTTAATAGTTGTTGTTCCTGCTGAGTAAGTAGCCGAAGCGTTCATAGAACCAGCCGCCCAAGCTTCATCTACCGAGGGAAGTTGAGGCATAATCATAGTATCAACTGACCCAATAGCATCCCTAAATACCGATCCCACAAGAGACAGAGAAGAGCTTTCAATTGTGATAAGCTGAAAAGATAGCTCCCAACGCTGTGCGTTTTGGATACTACGCTCTGTTTTAAGAGAGATAGTATCACTAGAGAACATAGGTTCATTTGATCTAAAGGTTATTGGGGCGGAAATCCTGTTTCCATTGTAGAAATAAGCTGTCATTGTTGTTGTCTCCCTATACCGACAATGGTCCTGTCTAAAAGAGGCAATACATCGCTTTGAACAACCATATCTCTTTCATTTATAAAGAATTCCGTATTAGAACCATAAACTAGCGAAGTATTAAGACCTGAGGCTGTTCTACGAGCAATCAAATCACCTTCTCTTACGTCCTCTAAGTTTTCTATTTTTTGTAGGCCCAACTGAACAATAAATCTATCCATAGCTGGTTGCAGGGATCTAGTCTTTGTTCCTTTCATCATCTCTAATACAAAATGTTTGTTACTAAAAAAGGTTTGCCTTGTCCACTTGGGTTGTTGATAGCTATGGTCTACTAACTGTTTATAAACTAGGACTAACGCCCAACAATCGTTGTGGCCTATAATGATGTTCCCTGTTTTTTTTAACCGGGCTTTCATTTCTTCGATTGCCTCTAAAACTTCTTTCATACTCTTCTCCTAGTAAGTGAGGGAGGACCCTAAGGTTTCCCCCTCTCTTTAACGTCACCTAATTATGTGATAAAAAACAAACCCTTAGTTACTCCCTTTTTTTTTTTTTTTCACTTTGAAGCTTAAGACTTGCTCCAAGACTTGTGAGTAAGTCAATTGGGCTTCCTTTAAAGAGCCGCTAAATGGACGGCCCCGGACAGTGTGTCCTGATCTTGGTTTGTCGTGTTGTCAGGTGACTACGACGTTGTAATCGACGCCATCAGTGAACAGCGATGAAGCAGACCCAAATGTGTATACATCTATCCCGTCACTGGTTTCAGAAAACGTCAATTCTGTCCCGACGCCGCGCTGCGATTTGGGCGGCTACTGTTTCAGTCATCTGCCCGCCTTAACGTTTCAATTTCAGCAAGCAAGGCTTTCGCGTCGGACACGTCATTCAGAAACGACCGCTCGCAGTGGTCGGGGTTGCGCTGCCAGAAGAATATGGCGTCAATAAACCGCTCACCCCGGCGGCCCTGCCGGTGCATCCGGGCGCTAACGCTTTCGTTCGGCCCCGTCTCTGTCAAGTCAACCGCCGTCATAACGTTGCCAAGCTGCGACAGGGCCGAACCGATCATGGATATGCGCTGCATCATGGCCAGTACTTATCATTGGTGAAGTCTGCCGGAATCGGGTCCATGGCCTTGATTGCGTGGGCCGCAAAGATGTGCGCGCTCTCGTTCGCTGCCGCCGCATTGCCAAAGGCAAAGCACGTCTGAGCGTCCATCGTGGTCAAGCTGTTGTCGGCGGCAATCCACGTGAAGTCTGCATTGCCTCTATGCCACCGCAGGTCGCCGACCTCTGCTCCACCACCTATGGCAAATCCGGCAAGGGTTGCCGCGCCCGTGATCCGCGCGAGGCTTGCAGTGTCGCAGTCATACCGTTTGCCAGCAAAGGCAAAAGTTGCGGTCATACGGCGGTCGCGTTCTGCGTTTACTGCGGCGCGGGCTTCGGCAAGCAGGGTGGCTGGGTCTGGTCTGCCAATCTTGATAATCATGCGCCCACTCCATCAGTCAAATCGGCTTCATCAACAGTCCATTCGTTACGCCATTGGCGGTCTGTTGGAATGTCAGCCACGTCTACAATCTTGTACGCCTTTCCAGTCGGCACGTCTTTTGCGGCGATTTCCTCAATTGTCAGCCCGCAATCGGCAGGGATGATAACCGCCACGTTGCCTTCGTCGTTTTGGTAGATAATGCGTTTGTTTTGCATTGGGTCGCTCCTTACCTGAAAAACATAACTTCTACTGACGGGAAGTCTTCTACGTTAGCACCTGCATTGACTGTCTTAATGCGACAAGCAGTAGTTGTTTTTGTTCCACCGTTCGTCCGACCAATTAACACGTCTTTAACTCCACCCGTATCCTCGCCAGAACCGGACATAGCGTAATTCGCATCCTGCATTGCTGTCGTAAAGTTTACAGTGTAATCACCCACGCCATTATCAGTAACGCTCGATACATTCCCGCCGCCGCGGATTGCCACTGTTCCGGTGCCGTTGAAATTTACCCACGCGCGGCAGGCATGCATCGGGGCTGTGCCGCCAGGATCAAGCGTTGCGCCTTTTACGCTTAAACTTTTGGTAATTTGGACATCACCGCCTGACGTTATTCTCATACGTTCCGTCGGGAATTCTTCGATATCTGGTCTTGTTCCAAATGTTAAAGCCTGTTGATAACCCGATACGGATTCTTGGTCCCAGCCTATGTAGCATCCCGTTTCTTCAAATGAATTAGAAATTCCGAAACCAATATATCCTTTGCCAAGAGTGTCACCACTGCTACCAGCACTGTTGATAAACTGAGCAACCATTGAATTGTTTACTTCTTCCACAACACGAAGTTTTTCAGGACTATTTGCAGAAGCCAGCCCTAAGTTAGCGCGCGCTGTCGTCGCGCTTCCCAGATCGCTTAAATTGTTGGATCGGTGGGCGTAGCGGTTGTCTGGCTGAACAGATGCCGTCCCAAGCGCCGTTCCCTGCCGGTAAGGTGTCCAGCCGCTTCCATCCTTTTTGGCGACGATAACCCATGCGCTATTTGCCTCATTGCGCACTTTCATGAGGTCGTTATTCGTATCGAACCAGAGCATGTGCGCAAATGTCGGGTTCGGCTCTGATGATCCGGCATTGTTCGTCGCAATCGCGCTCAGAGCGGTGTTTGTTGTGAAGCCGGAGTCGTTGGTCAGAAGCGAGATGTTCGATCCAGACACTAGCTTGCCGTCGAGCGCACCCTGCAGCCCCGTGACGGTCGAGATGGCCTGCGTGTGTGCTGCTGGGGCATAGTCGCTGCTGTCAAAAGACTTAACCTGAGCTAAGTTAGTTACCTCACTGTCCATAAGAGCACCAGCGGATGTCACATTAGCTGTGTCTGTAACGTCTGCGGAAGCCTCGATGTTGTCCAACTTAGTCTTGTCACCATCTACAAAAGCACCCTCAGTAGGTGGCTGTTGCGCTGTATCTGCAAGACTTCCTTGCGCTGCAGTGGCGAAGTCTTCTGTGCTAGCCGTTGCTGCAGAACCCGCGTCTGAAATACTAGAAAGGGGCTGTGTACCTGTATGTGTTCCCCTATCTCTTAGTTGAGCGTCTGTTGCGTTGGCGGTTGCGTTGGAAGCAACGCCTTGAGTCTTGCTGATCCCGGCGTCGATATCTTCACCGGTATGGATACTGTTATATGGCATTGTTGTGGCTCCTACTCTGCAGCGGTAATAAATTCTTCTCCGCCTGATGTGATCAGTTGATCCTCATACGTTGGCGGAGAGGGTATGTACCCGTAAATAATTTCCGGCTCTGCCCGCGCGACAGTCATCTGAACCCCACTCTTGCCGCTGAGCTGTTGAACGGGAGGTTCAGCGTCAAAGTCTCCGGTGTTGAAATCCCCGACACGAATGCGAGTGACCGGAAAGCCCACGCTGAAGCCGTTAGGGGTCGGTCCGGAGGCCCGAACGATTTGCACTCGAAATGTCGCTGTGCTCGACCCGAGATCGCTCGTGCCTTCAAAGATCACCCGCACCTTACCGGCGACTCGATCTGTATATGAAATGATCTCTTTGCCGAGAATCTGCGCACTTGGGTCATAGATCCTGACCTCCCATTCTGTGAGATCGAAAGGAGCCCCTAAAGCATCTACGGTCTCCGGTGGTCCAAAGAAATTAAGGTCGACGGCCACGTCACCGCCAGCGTTGTGTATAAGCGTAGTCATCGGCAATCCCCCTTCATTCTGTCGTCCGTATTAGCCATTATTTTACTCCTTTCATACAGGCCTCCACGGCAGAAGTGCAGGCCTCCAGACCAGCAGTTCAGATCCTTTTCTTGGTTATCATAAGGGTTAGCCATTTATATTCCTCAAATTTTCTAGGTGGGTTAGTCTTTAGTTAATAACCATTAGATAGGCAACCAAAGTGCCAGCACCGCCGCAGGCGTTCAGCCAGTTCAAACTGCCGTAGGTTAGGGCCTCGGCAGGACCAGACCCAAAGGCCATTGCAAAGTGGTTGCCGTCGGCGCGCAGGGCGTCTGGGCAAGGGATTGTTAGTCATACATACGCCCCCACATCCACCTCAACCTCAACCTCAACCTCAACCTGCGTCAGCCCCATTGCGGCCAACGTTGCCAACGCATCGTCTCCGGCACAGGCGGTCAGTTTGTCAGGCGCTACCTCAACAGCCTCTAGCGAGAACACCAGCGCCGCTTGTGCGAGCCGTGCCGCATCCATGTCTATAATGTTGTCAGTGTCCCATGAGGGGCGCTGTAGGCCGCTCTGTGCTGTTGTGGTGAATGCGTCAGACACGATCAAGCTTGCGCAGGCGTAAAGGTTGCCCCCCGCGTCCTGCCAGTTCAGCGCCACGTAGGTTTCTGCATCAGACGGACCGTAGCCCAGCACCATGGCTAGTTGGTTTGCATCATCCCGCAGCGCCTCGGGGCAAGCGATTGTTAGTCTCATCAGTAGCCTCCTGTTACTGCTACGGTCCATCCGCGTGACCGTAGCGTGTCGATTGCTGCCTCACCAGCAGCGGACGGTGCCGATCCGCCCGACTGATCGAACACACGTGTTCCTGCCGCAATACCGGATGCAACAAGCGACACTAGGATGTTGTCGATGCTGGTTTGCGTCAGTGCGGTGTTGTTAAATGCGCTGGAAAAGTCCCCGCCTTTTATATTGTCGAAGGCATTAGCTGGGAAGCTGGTCAGGCTGGTGCAGTCGCGCCACGCTAACGCAAAGCTAGTCCCCGAAGACGTGTCGATTAGGGGGAAACTGGTGAGGCTTGAGCAACGCAACCACGCTATCGCAAAGATATTCCCCGAAGACGTGTCAATAAGAGGGAAACTGGTGAGGCTGGTGCAGTCCTGCCACGCTCGCCCAAAGCCAGTCCCAGAAGATGTGTCGATGAGCGGGAAACTCGTTAGGCTGGAGCAGTCGCGCCACGCTCCCCGAAAGTTAGTCCCCGAAGATGTGTCGATGAGCGGGAAACTGGTGAGGCTGGTGCAGTCCTGCCAAGCAAAAGAGAAATTAGTCCCTGCTGACGTGTCGATCAGAGGGAAGCTGGTGATTTCCGACCAATCTCTCCAGTAAGACTCAAAGTCGGTCACAGCCCCATAGCTGGCCGTTGCACCTTCCCCTACAAAGTAAGCCTCCGTCGCAGCAGCATCCCCCGCACTCAAAGCCCCGTTGCGGATTAACTGCCCCACGAGTGCGGTGCCGGGGAAATACTGCCCGTCCCTGCCGCCAATCTCATACGGACCAGCAGGAATGTTCACGCCGTAGCTTGCTGTGCCTTGGTCCGTGCCGAGAACCATTGTGCCAGTAAACCCGCCCGTTGGTACTGTCACGGACAGGCGGTCATCCACCTTGTCCAGCGTGGCGCGGGCGGGACCAGTCTGGTATGTCGGACGCGCCGCAGCCGTGGCCTGCGTGGCGTGGTTGCCGTTGCCTGATTTGTCCAGCATCAGCCCAACAGGTTGTCCCGCCGTTGTGACGGGCGTGGTGCCTGCGCTATCTTGGAACAGCGTGGACAGGTCGGATGGACCGTACCATGCACCTGCCTCGCTTCCCGTGAACACGTCAGCAGGGGTGAACACGCCGTCCTGCACCGTCACGCTCACGCTGTCCTGCGCGTCGGGTGACACGCCGTTGCTTGCTGTCTCCGAGTACTCCAGAACTTCACCGACAGACGCTTCCTCCGGTATAGTATAGTCGAGACCAGAAAGGTTCGCCGTAACGTCAACGCCATCAAGCGTAAGCGTAGGTGTCAAAGTAGGTGCAGGCGACCCGGAGTAGATGCCTTCAACGATTGTCACTGTGCTACCCTGTGCCGGATCGCCGGTGATCTGCGGGGCGGAGGTGATCGTCGGCGCGAATGCCTTGAGACCTGCCTGTCCCCAGTTTAAGAGGTCTGTAAATTCAGACGCTGTCAGACCGCGACTGATCTCCATTCCTCGCGCTATTTCTACCTTGGCAAAAGTATCTTCGCTAAACACACCTTTGTTGCCAAACAATTGGCTAACTCCTGTTTGCCAGTCCGGATAGAAACTGACACCTGTTTCCGAGGCAACCAGAGTTCCGTCGATCCAGAGTTTAAGAGTGCCGCTCGGTATGTCGCCCTCTACGATGATCACCATGTCAAGCGGCGGATCATATGTCGGACTGGGTGCATCGAGAACATCTGTACTGGTGTTGTCAATCTGGAACCGGACAGGGGAAAACGAACCTTGCGGCGCATAGATAATCCTTAGTCCGTCATTAAGATCATGGGCAGTCCAGACAGGGTTGGTGTTTCCGTTTGTGTCCAGCGACCTGATTGCAAAACATGCGGTGAAAACATCCTTGCCTGTGAAGTCTCGGGTCACGCTCGTCAGTTTATCACTGATACCGTCCGAAAGTATCGTTCGACGGTTACCCACAATCTGCAGCCTCGGACGGTCGGCGAGTACCTCCGTGCTGTGATCCACCCCGTTCGTGCTTCCGCTGTTATCTTTCCAAAGAGCCACGGGATCGTCATGGGCCGTCGCCGGAATTGTCCCGGCATCATCTTGCCAAAGACTCGACGTAGCGTAGGCATCCACGACAAAGCCCTGATCGTTTGATGTATAGAGGGTCTGCGGGAACACAAGCACGCCGGATCGACCACTTCGGCTATAGAAAACGGGAGTAGAAGTCATGTTAAGTGCTGTCGTTAGTCTCATTTCTCGACCTTTCTATTAATATTAAGTTAATAGAGCGAAGATACCAACAGCTGATGTATTTGCCGCATTAAACCTTGAGACATTTGCTGTAATAAGAGTACCGCTACCTACTTCTGCTTCAATGGTCTCTCCGGCACTGTCGAAAGAAACTACTCCACCTGCATTTACAAAGAAGCCTACACAGACATCCTCTGGAACGTAATCACCATCACCTGTAGCTCTCCACTTGGGGGCTAAGCCTGATACTTTTGTTGCTTGCATTTTTATTAATTCCTTTTCTTTTTGTTTGGTGGCACTAAACAGTATCAGAACCTAGAAAGTAGAAGTCTTAACAACGCCTACACTACCGCTACGAATAGGGTAGTTATACTCTGTATAGTACCTAATAGCATCAGACCAGTGTTCGACCCCCTCGGTCTTATTGATTTGTGCTGTATCTGGGTTATTCTCTAGCCAAGACGTGCGCTCCATAGAACGAACAGTGTTAAGCATACGAGGGTGAAAGTACATATTAACATTCCCGTTAGCGTTCTTAAGCTGAGCGTTAACTGCGTTAGTACTATCTATGATAGCTGGAGATGCCTCTCTAACCCTTACGGTTAGACCAGCCTTACGAAGAATACTGAAGTCGGTCTCCCCAGAGGCAGAGGTCTTACGACTCTTACCTGTAGGGTCCGGGTAGACGATTACCTTATGCCCATTCTTTACGTATTTACTTACGAGGGACTTAGCGACCGAATCAGTATCAGGATGGCCACTAAGTTCGTGCAGCCAATGCGTCTGATTACCACGGCGAGCGCCGATAGCTGAAGCCATAATACCGATGTTGAAGTCCATTGCAACATGAACATCTTCTCCTTTCTGGATGTCAGGTAGAGCAGAGTCTACGTGATCATTACGATTAAACATATAGAACAGGTTGTTACCAGAGTCTTTAAATGATGCTTCATACTCTCTTGCAAACTTAAGAGGGTCTAGAGTCATCTTAGCTCGTTGAATCTCATCAGGATCTAGGTAGGGTGATTGTCTATAGTTAAAGTGGTAAGAACCCCAAGCGTTGTCATTCTCTTTCCTATTGAACATCTCATAGAAATAGTCATGACCCCTTGGTGTACTAATGACAATAGCACGACCGGGAAAAGGACTATTCCACTTCTTTTGCATCATAGGGGACCAACGAGTAGTAACACAAGGCTCGATTACCGACTCCCAGCTTTCCTTTAGGTTAGTACCTGCACCCTTCCAAGAACAGACCTCATCAAGAATAACAAGGTATTGTCCTGTACCACGCATACGCTCTGAAGCCTCGTAAGACCAGAGCTTAAGCATAACGTTGTTAGGGAGCCAAAACTGACCAGCAGATCTACTATGTTTAACAGCAAAGTCCTCTAGACCGAGCTGCCAAGCAAGCAGCGGATAGTAAATATCCACCACCTGCTGATAGGTAGGAGCAATAATAGCAACGTTCTTGTTAGGAACATCGGCTGGCATGTTAACTAGTTCTTGAACTGCCTGTAGCGCCGTAGTGCCAGCGAAATAAGACTTACCCCAACCTCGGGCAGCGCAAACCACACCATAACGGTATTTTCCATCAACCATAACATCTTTAAACACTCTACTTTGACCGGGGTGTAGTTTAATACTTGGCATGCTCTATTATCCTACAACCGGTTCTGAAGACCAGTAGTCCCAAAGACTGTCTTGTCTATTGTCTGTCTCTACGAACTCGTTTTTGTGTACTCTTTGTTTCCCTACTTTTTTAAACTCACTATACACTTTAGGTCTCCTATACTCGTATTCATGAACAGAGGTTTCAGAATCAGAAGTAGCCATAGCGCTGTAATGAGATAAGAGCTTATTATGATGGTTCTTTTCTACAGTAATAACAACAGGACTCTCTAATGCCTCTTTCCAAGGGAAGAACTCAAAGAACACAGACCCACCAATAGAGCCTGTTGGGTCCCTACGCATAATCAATTCGGCTATAAGATCGATGGTTTTCACACTTTTAAGCTCCATAATAGTCCCTTTCGTTGTTTTCATACACTACATCGTACTCAAGGTTTATTCCATACGCCCTAACTTCCCAACTACGACCATGTGCTTTTCTACTTTTACGGGTCATGGAAATAGCTTTTTTAGCTGCTGCTTGACTCTCATAGATACCGAGTTGTTTAACTGTATTATAGTCATCAGCGGGTGATCGATAGAACACTCTGTATATAGTTTCAAAACTCATCTAATACTTTCCTTCCTTTATCTGTTAGAGAAGCAAAACCTACATGAAGGTGCCATCTAACTAGGTCTTCTCGCATAAGCTGACAGAACTCCCATGAACTATAGAACCTCTTATGGACCTTAGGTTCAGAATCAGAACTCGTAGCTAGCGTTAATAGTCGTTTCTTTCTTAGAGGTCTCATCCTCAGAGAATCTTCCATCTGAATCTGAATCTGAATCTGAATCCGAGTCATTGTTGTCTTTTTCACCGAGATCAAGTTTAATAATAGTTGGAGCCTTTTCATTGATGTCCAACTCTTGCTTATCAGGTACCATACGATAACCATACCGCTGGAGATCCTTAATGATGGTCTGTTTGATCTGTAGCATACCGTTATACTGGTGTGATCCACGAGGAACTGTATACTCATACCTATCAGGGTCGTCTGTAGGAGCGTTACGAGCTTTATCAGTCTTCTTAACTCTCACAGCAGAAAGATCTCTGTTAATCTGCTTATAGAGTTTGATCATCTCAACCATAGGATCGAAGTTAAGCTCTTCTAGCTTACCAGCAGCATTAGAGGGATCGATCTTCACATTCTTAGAGCCTTTAGGTCTACCGCCTTTATTGAATCTACGATTGTTTTCAAAGTCCCAATCACCGTTATCTACGGCATTGATCTTATCTTCCATAGCTGCACGAGCAGCCTGCTCTGTATTCCATCTAGTTTCGTTTTCAGTACCTTCTTCCCCACTGAATAAAGGAGGATTCTCTCTCCCTTCACACCCTACGTGGCTCATCTTGTCTTTTTCTGAAACATGGTTCTTTTTTGGCTTAGGACTCCCCGGCGGAAGACCATCTTTGCGAGGTCGACCACGAGGACGCTTAGGTTTGTCATCTTTATTATCAGACATGGTCTCTCCTTATCATTTATCTGTATGTTTACTATAGGAAAATAGGGAATGAAGACAGGGTACTAAATAGCTATTAAGTTTATTAAACAATAAAAAACCCATCTTAAGTTCCCTTAACTACATGATTTCATTAGATCTTTTTTAAAGATTCTATTAAAATAAAGACCAGATAAAATTATCAATACCTTCATCGGGAGATTACTAAAAGACCCTTTATTCAGGTAAATAAAAAGGACCGACCTCTTTAGAGTAATCATCGAGAGATATGCTAAAGAAGGTTGTAGACTTCACAACAAAGTTTCTAATGCGTTCATCATAGCAAAGATGGTCTGTTACAGCAGTTAGAGTGCCTTTCTTTAATGAAAAGGTATCCTCTCCACCACTGATGACATATAGCCTAAACTCCTGTGGTCCGGGTGGTCTATTACCCTCGTTTTCATTGGCTTGCCAATCTAACTCACTAGTCTCTCCTCTAACCGAGTGATAGATCTCTAGAGAAAGAAAAGAACAAGCCCTCTTGATAAAAGACACATCAACAATGAAACTCTTTTCTTTTACCCCGAAATGAGGGTTATCTAGCCTTACCTTCGAATAAGGCTCACTTATCCTGTAGGGAAGGTTGTAGTAGTTATAAGAGCTGTAGAGAGCACTAGTTACAGCAATACTAAAAATCAAAAATACCAGTCTTATAAACCAAGTTTTCAATGTAGTATTATATTTATATTTATATTCATATTTGGTCATTGTCCTATAAGTCCTCCTCTGGAGACCCAAGTCCAGACAGAAGCTATAAATGCCCCGCCAAGGATCCAGAAAAATCTGTTCCAACCTGTTCTCATCCTATCATCATTCTCTTTAATAGCATAATTAGTCTGTGCTAAGAGTTCTGTAAGAGTTTTGATCTGGGATTTCATAGTTGTTTCAGTTATTTCCATTTCTCTAACTTTTAGTTCAGTTAGTTCTATTTTTCTTTTTTGTTCCTCTACTGCTCTACATAAAGCTCTTATTTCATAGCTTTGCTTTTCTTCATTCATCCTAGGATCCTCTCTTTAGATTTGAGGTCTAAGGCTCTGTTAAATTATTTATTAACAAATAATCAACAAACAACAGTCCTTTCGATTCAAGGGAAGACCCTTTAGGGTCTCTTCTTAGCATCTACTGACTCCGATCTCGTCAGTAAGGTTCCTAGTTAGAATCCTTTAGGGTTTCTTTTTACCCTCTTCTTTAACGTCACCTATTTTATTTCTTTACTTTCAATTGTTTATCTACTATAAAACTGTAAGTTTTGTTAAAAAAGGTAAGATCCTCTTAGGATCCCTAGTTAGGATCCTACCTTAAGTCTCTGTTAAAGTATTTATTAACAAATAATCAACAAACAACAATGCTTTCGATTCAAGGGAAGACCCTTTAGGGTCTCTTCTTAGCCTCCACTGACTCCGATCTCGTCAGTAAGGCCCCTAGTTAGGACCCCTATTTAGGGGTTTTCCCCCTTCTTTAACGTCACCTATTTTTTCTCTTTACTTTCAATTGTTTATCTACCTTAAACTATGACTTTTGTCAAAAAAGATAAGATCCTTTAGGGTTTCTTTTTACCCTCTTCTTTAACGTCACCTATTTTTTCTCTTTACTTTCAATTGTTTATCTACCTTAAACTATGACTTTTGTCAAAAAAGATAAGAAAAAAAAAAAAAAGGGGGTATGACCCCCACCCCATCCCAATTAAGGGACAGGATGGGGGTTCATGAGTAAGGTCTCTTCATACCAGAGAGCTCCAGAGTGTACCCCTCTGGTGACTCCTCTAAGCTCTGGATACCCACCCTACTAGAAGAGTGAACCCATGTCTCTACGGTCTCCTTTGAGGCACTTTACCATAGTTGATCGGTAACTTCAGTAAGAGGGCCACATACTAATGCTAGCCTCTTGTTCCTCATTGAAGAGCCTTATCTGCTCCTCAAAAAAATGCTCGTAGGATCGTACAAGGATCTGACGGTATCTAAGACAATAGAGACAGATAGAACGATAAACACAACAGTTAGGACAAAATAGATGACTCTTTTACTATCCTTCTCGTATCCTTCGAAGAGCTTGTTCCCCGTTAAAACCAAATAGGTACCTGCTAAGACAATTGCCAGATAGAAGATAGCAGTAAGCATAGCTTATTTTCCTTTTCTTAGTAGGAGAGACCGGTTTTCATGTTGCGGATGACTTCTGCCTCCCTCGCCATATAAGTCATAATGACAGACCATTGTATCCGAATTTCTGTAGTAGGGGCATTCAGAATGTTATGGAAAGCGAACTCAACATGACGATCTACAGACAGAGCAGCTTCTTCAAGTGCAGCATTACGCTCCCTGTCAAGGATAGTCCTAAGTTTTTTCTCCTCTTCAAGTTCAGCTTCTTCTGCCCCATATTCGTCTGCTTCAAGTTCAGCTTCTTCAGGGTTCATGCTCATGAAGATTGGGCTGTTGCCATCAATGACGAAAAAGTCTTGATATTCCTCCTCAGGTACATCAACAATCATATCTTCACCGAGAACAATACTATCAGGCTTACAAGTGCATTTGTATTGGTATCGGTATTGGTAGGGGGTGGCATTTTGCGGTTTGTTCATTTTAGAATTCTTCTTATCCTTAGTTTCAGCTTCAAGTTCGTCTTCTTCATCCCAGTAGATCTTTTCCGCAAAGTAGAGATCATCATCTGGATTGGTATGAGTGCGCTGGTTATTTTCCATTTTTAGCGTCCTTACTGGTTTGGTGTTGAGCTTTTTCATAGCCTGCAAAGAAGGCTCTTCTTATGATACTATAGGTCGGTGAGGACTCTATAGTCTCTCTTACTGAGTCATCTGGCCTGAAATGAGATCCGTGGAACTCATCCCAGTACCATTCTTCAAAGAGCTGGTTTATTTGGGGTAACACGACTAGCACCTCCTCCGGGTCCAGAGGGTCCACCGCCGCCCCCTTTAAAAAAAGCGATGATGACGATAATAGCTATTATCGTGACAAAAAAGTCCATTATTTGTCTCCTTTAAGTTCTTTCGTTACGCTATCAGAGCAAGAATCTTTGAGAGCATCAGCCTTTTCTGTTGTTTCTTCCTGTCTCTCCTTTATTCTTTGAGATTCTCGAACAAATCTTACTGCTACGTTGAACAGAAAGATCCCCCCAAAGAGGAATAGCGCGGTCTCTAACATCCCCTTTTTTTTTTTTTCCTTTCGATTGTTAGGTGAACCTTTTTCCGAGTTTTCGTTTGGTTGCTTTAGAGCCGTCTGCTGTAGTGCATCGACCCCAAGATTTTCCTTTAGACACCGGCCCTTTAAGCTTCTGATAGGGAAGGGTGTTATTGCCGCCTGAAGCCGCTGTCTTGAGCGTACGTACACCGGTTTTGTTCATAACTGGTACTGTTTCCATTGTGTAGTCCTTCTTCTAGTTTGTCTATAAGTCTGATCTCAGACGCTTTCATGTTGTATAGGATTTTCCTTTTATCAAAAGCGCGCCTAGCCCCACCAGCATCAGCCAACCCGCTGCGGGAAGAGGAACAGGCGCGGGCAGCATGCGCGTCAATCTCAGGGCTTATTTGGGCGGCGTACAGCTTGGCCGTCTCGGTGATGTTCATTTCTCTTTCTTCCTGTGGTAATGGGGGCGCTTGGCCCCGTTGAGTTTACTGTCGCTCGGCAGCGATTGCATTCAGAGCGGTGACAATTGCCATGCTTTCACGATGTTTGTGGTGCTTAGGGTGGCCCCAATGGGCTTTCGCCTCGTCAGGCGTAAAGTCGCGGCACCCAGCGACAATCGATCCGTCCGATTGCAAGGTGAACATGTACCCATCTGATCGGGTTATGCTTGTAGGCGTAGACGTGTACACCCCGCGCTTGACCAGCGCATTGCCGGAGACCCGCGCATCGCCGTAGACAAGCGCATTGCCGTAGACCCGCGCACTGCCGGAGACCCACGCATCGCCGCGGACCCGCGCATCGCCGGAGACCAGCGCATTGCCGTAGACCAGCGCATCGCCGCGGACCCGCGCATTGCCGGAGACCCGCGCATCGCCGTAGACAAGCACATTGCCGTAGACCCGCGCACTGCCGGAGACCCACGCATCGCCGTAGACCCGCGCATTGCCGTAGACCAGCGCATTGTCGTGTACCAGCGCATCGCCGGAGACCAGCGCATTGCCGTAGACCAGCGCATTGCCGTAGACCAGCGCATCTTCTCCAATGTACGCGCTATTATGTACGTTAGCCGTATCAGCCACCCACCCGTTGCCTTTAATATGCCTGTGCGCAGGAACGGGGCCGTTGCCGTCTCCGAAATTGTGAGTTTGCTCTTTCATCTGTCTGTCTCCTTGTGTTGATCGTCGCGCTGGCGGTCCATAATCAGGAACAGGCGCGTGGCGAAGTCGGACATGGTCTCTCTCCGTTGTTATTTAAATGGACTTAGTTATTTCAGCCAAGGCTTGCCGCCGCTAAGGTCGGCACAGTTAACAAATATGCCCGTAAAATACGTCTCAGACCCGCTAGAAACGTCAATGGTAGGGAATGCGTTTTTCTCCGCCCACTCCTTTCCTTCATCCGTTTCCAAGAACGCGGCCTTCAGTTTGGCTTCCTCCGCTGCGCGCTTCTCTTCTTCTGCACGGTATTTTTCATCGGCGTCAATGGTGTCTTGGTGCATTGCGATATAAACGCCGCGGTCGTCCTCGTCCTCAGTATCGTAAAGGAATGTGCCTGTTTTGTGGGTAACTCGGAGCGATCCGCGAATGTCTATCGTCAGACCTGCATCCTCAAAAAGGCGGACGACATCTGCTTGTGTTAGGTTTTTCATTTGGTTGGTTCCTTTGGTTGATGTGTGGTCCCCGGCGCGTGGCCGGGGGTGGGGGTCATGCGTCAATTTCAACGGCGGTCATGCCGGTGGTGTCGGGGCACTCGTCGCCGTCATCGTCAATGTATGGCGTGCCGTGAAGTGTGGCTGCAACTTCCATTGCATCTTGCTCGCTCGTGCCTTCAAACTCACCCCAGAAGATGCCGTTTGCGTAAACGCTGTATTTCAAAATCTGCATGCTCATCTTGGTCTCTCCAGTTGTGGGCGTCTGCCCGTTTCCTTGCACCACTATTACCCGTTAATACCGCACGAGTCAAGCAGTAATTTTGCAAAATCGTCGGCTGTGCAACAAAACCCACCGACACCGCCGAAGCCCCGAACGGATTGCAGGAAAGCGGCCAGGCGCAGGCCGCGTTTGTCGCCGGGCGTCAGACGCCAGCCGGGCTTTTTGGTTTCGACCGCCGGGAACACGCCAAGCGTTTTGCCAACGTGTGACGGCTGCACCAACACGGGCAACAGCCCGATCAGATCGGACGACTTCCAGCGCGCATTCAAGGCGGGCGACATCTGCTTGTGTTAGGTTTTTCATTTAGGTTTTCCTTTGCTATAATAGTATTCTTCTAGAGCATTTGCAATCTCACTAAAGGATTTACCTTTGTCATTCATTTCTGTAGCAATTCTTGATATTTTTGAGTCTTGGGTGAATTTCATTATGTGGTCATAGGTTATCTCGTGTCCTTCAAAAGTAAAACCACTTTTATTAAGACTCTCAACTTCCATAGGGCCGAGATGAAACAAATCATTAAGTACACCAAGGCAGCAATAACCTGTCTTACCAAACTCTGAAACACCCATAAGTGTCCCTTGTATTTGCTGGTACTTACCACTGCGGAGTGCGGCCATCCATTGATTAAATTCCTTATCAGTTATTTTAGCAATTGTCATAGTTTTTCACCTTACTGTAATCCACCCTAGGGCAGAAATTGTATTTGATAGACCGGTACTTTGTATTGATAAGGCCGGGCGGTTTGGCCACGTAGTTTTGTCTCCTTTTCTCAAAAATTTCTTCATAGCCTTTAACAAATAGCCAAGATTTTTTGTTAGGTTTGTAAGATTCAATCACAGTTGTTTCCTCTCGAAACTATCGCATACCACTTGTTATCTCTCGGAGACATATATGGTTTGCGGGTTATAGTATCGTAGCCTTGCGCAGGATACTTTCTCAGGTAGTTAGAAGACGCCACAAGGGCGTCCTCCTTTGTCTTAAATGGACCAAGATCCTCATACACCATTACACAGCCACGCTTTGGGACTTCTGGTGATTCTTCTTGTTGTTAGCATGGACTTCATTGGGGGTTGCAGTAACCCAATTCCGCTTACCATGCCGATCAACTTCAGAACGAATGTTAGGCGATCGACGACGACCAGACTTAGCCGGAAGCCCGGCTTTCTGCCTAGCGTTAATTCCAAGAGCACTCTTGTGGCTGCTCTGACGTGCCTTTGCTTTACCAATTCCAGATTTTCCACCAGCCATTGATTTTCTCCTTATCCTATGTGTTTAGATTACGTCCAGATCCACCCAGCTTGCTGTGAAGACCATGTTAGGGAGAGGACCTCCTTGATCTATGATAAGCTGCATGATGTCCTCTCGATTATGGCCAGCCAGACCACAACCAATCGGTGTGATAACAAACAAGAGACCGGGGCGAGCCTCAGCATACTTGATAAACCTATAGACAAAGTTCTCAATTTTATCGAGAGACAAAGTCTGCATACTCCCGTCTTTAGTAGGGATAGCATAGCACCGGCCAGTACGGCCAGTCCCTACACCCCAAGCTGCTCCAAGGCTTTTATGTGCGTAGGAAGCCGCCCCTGCACCATGATAACCAGCGAGGTTAGAACCAAAAACAAAGCATAGGTTGCTCACAAGATCCCAGTTATAAGTCATATAAGCCATAAGTTAGTAACCTTTCATTTCTTCTTTTAACGCTTCGACAGCATGGATCATGTTAGCCTCTTGGCATTCTTTGATGCGCCTAAGACATTCTTCTTTGGTGAGTCGGCTACCACCCACCGGCTTAATCCTATCTAGATCAATCTTCATAGTTTTGCCCTTGTTTTTCGTTGTTTTTTCTGCTCGTCCTTGACTAGGTTTTCAAGGTGAAAGTTACAGGAACAACAAAGATCTGTCCAATTTAAAGCCACCCAACCTGCCAGATCGCACCCTACCATAGGTCTCTCCATTTTAATATTACACCTATCACAAATGTAATACTCTTCTGTCTTTTTCACCATTGTTATGGCTTCCTTCTGTTGATTTAGTATACAGTATAGTCAGTAGTAGTTGTCAAATGCAGCTTCTGCAGCCTCTTCTCTTGCTTCTCTGAGTTCTTGCTTGAGGTCTCTTATATACTCATTAAACTCTTCCTGAGTTATAAGGCCATCCTCAAGCTCTTGTTCAAGTTCTAGTTCGGCTTTATCACACCAGTGCATTGTTTTTTTTCCTTGCTTACTATAGTTGCAAAACCTTTTTGATCCCACGCGAGTTTTACCCCGCGTGAAATCAGTTCCTGTTTGTAGGAGTTAAACATAGTGTTGTAATGTCTAGCAGCGCCAAGCGCATGTAAACTAAGATACGCATCAGAGTTTCTAGCGCTCCTATTCATCAGACTAAGAAGATCAAAGTTCGGCAAGTTGCTTTCGGATTTCATCTTCGGAAAGACCTTCCAGTTTGTTTTCTTGTTTCTTATCAAGGATCTCAAGAAGCTTCTGACGCTTTTCAGCTTTAGCGCGGGCATCTTGACGAGCAGCGTTTTCGTCTTGCTTATCAGCAATTACGTCTTTAACAAGCTCAAGCTGATCTTTCCAACGAGTCAACTGGGGGTTAGACCCAGTATCAACGAAGGTCTCTTCTCCCGTTTCACGAATCTGACGAGAAAGATCAATTGCCACCTTATTAAGGCAAGCAGCACCTGTTTGAGAAGTCAGAGCCAACTTGAACAGATCCTCGACGGTCATCTGGCCCTTAGTGGAGTTGAAGCGCCAGTTTTCTTTTGCAGCACGTTTGTAGAGATTAGTCATGGTTTTGATTCCTTTATCCAAAGTTTACGTTGTAAGCGGTTTTCTTACCTTTGTTGTCTGTTACCAAAAGTTCGATTTCGGCTTTTTTGGTATGAGAAAATCCAACACCAGAAAGCTGGTCGGGATCAAGCTTGCACTTAGTCTTGTTTCCAAGTACTTCAAACACCTTACGGTGCTTATAAAGCGCTGGACTTAGAAACTCATTAAAGATACCACGAGGTTCCTCATCAATCTCACACCCGTCGAGGATGAAAAAGGTGTGTTTATTACCAGCCTTATTATTACCCCAGTAGTTAGGTGAGTTCATGATAGTACGAACCGTTGCTAGGTTGTTTGTATCTACTCCCCAAATATCTTTAGAAGACTGGGAAGAGCAAGGGATCTTGTGAGCGATAGAGAACACACCATTTTCTAGGGTTACCTCAGCAACAAGAACCCATTCTTTGTGACCAAGTTTTTTAGGATAGTCATATTCAAAGACCTGACCATCAAACTCAATCTCGGCTTTGAAGCCACCTTCTGTAGGAGAACGAAGTTTCCAGTTATGAATGGCACAACGATATATACCATCCGACATTTTACTACGAGACGGGTAAGTAATGTTCTCAACTGGTACATTGCCACTTGGCGCAGCTGAAGTGTAATCTACGTCTTGAACTCCTCCTGTTTGCGAATGTTGACGTTTGTTCCAGCCTACTCGCTGTTCGTTGTTACCATACTTGTCACCAACTTCAAAAGCCCTCTTGCTATTTCCGGGGTGGAAAACATGAAGATCCATAAGGGAGGCATTACGCCGACCCTCGTGGTTCCAAGAGTGAGAGAACCGGAAGTCACCATTAACCGAACCCCCTCGTGCAGCAACCTCACGGCGGAGATCAGAATCAGTGATACCACCGTTGTAGGCCCAACCAAAGTCATTGTTCCAGCTAAAGAGACCACCGGAGTCACCGTGTTTGGGAGCGGTAACTGTCATGAAGTTAGCCGTATGATCGTTACGAACCAAGGCTTCAATCTTATTGGCCTGAGGAACAACATGTTCAATGAAGTCCTCTGCTGGAATCGGCTTAGCGTTCTTGATGCTAAAGTCTGTCTTTTTAACTTCAGAAGAAAGCAAATCATTAATCACAGAACCACCGATCATCTGTTTACCAGTGTCCCGGTCAACAAACAAAACGTCGTTAACGTCCATATCTGAAGCACGAGCAAGCCTACGATCAACAGCGTGTTCCATGTTAAGCTCTTTAAGAGTCTTAACAGCATCATCAACCATACGTTGGGTGATCAAAGCTTTAGGACGCTTGTAGTTTTGAGGAGCAACTTTACTTTCAAAAGACTTTACCGCTGATTCAACCTCTTTACCCTTGGACAAGTCTGTAACAAGAGTACCAATTGAGGTATTTCGGAAGGAAGCGAGGCCGGGGTTTGTTGCTGCTACATGCCACAGGAAACTATCCTTTTGTGAAGAAACTAGCTTATTCTTAAAATCTTTTTTTGCCTTGAGCATGTCATTAACTTTTTTCTTATGCTCTTGACCTCGGTAGAGACTGTTTTCGTCAATCAAATCCTTTACTGTTTCAAGAGCATCAATGGTGAATTCGTCCATTGATCGTTTAAAAACCCCATAAAGAGATTTGACTTTCCCCTGTGGATCCCCCGGAGACTTATGGTAATGGGCCTTGTCGATGCTAGCGTGAAAATGGTAGAAGGTTTCCACGTTACCATCCGGATCAAGGTTCTTGTTAGAGGGCACCGACACCTTCCATTCAGAGGATCGGAAGATAGATTTGATCGGCGTGGACTTTACAATACTCCTCATTGCCTTCGCTATTCTGTTGTAAGGCTCTGGAAGGTTACTACAGTTATCCCATACAGTAGTTTTCTCAAAAGTCTTCGGATCAATGGATATGACGCCGCCAACTCGACGAATAAATTGTTTATCATATGAACCATCGTGGAACGTACGTGTACGGAAGATGGGGTTTTCCTTCCCGGTAAACGCGTCGAGGTAAAAGTCAAAGAAATCTTTTTCTTCATACTTGTCTTTGATTGGTCCGAGGTCATAGGCTGGACGCCCGTAGTCGTTCTTGGCGTACACCTCTTTTTCACCAAAGTCCTGAAGTTCTAGGTCAACAACGAATAGTTCACCTTTAGACATTTTGTCGAAGCTCTTGTTTACTGTGTTAGCAAAAAGTTTGAAGTTTGTCATTTGGTCTGGTCCTTTATAGGAGTTCAGTTTACAGGTTTGGTTTTGTAGGCCACCCCTCAGAAAGAGGGATGACCAATGTTTTATTACCAGTTCCGACGATTAGACTCGGAACGCCCGATGACTCGGGGCCTGATCGTAATCACGATCATAAACGACCCTTGTAGAGCGTTCTTCAAGACTATTAGGCTCAACTTCTTCAAGAACCTCGTACCGGCAGCAACGCATCTTGGCATTGTCGTAATCCGGCGGCACAGCAACCACGTCTGCCGGGTTTACCTTAACTGCAACAGTACGACTACCGTTAGAGTAGAAATGACTCAGGTAAGAGGTAGCTGCAACGTGGAGACCCTGCGAGCAGGTGTTATTGATGTTGTCATCAACCTGATGTCGAGAAACTTCGCACACCTTACCCGGACTATTGTCAAATGTATTTGAGTGGATGTCACGGTAGTTCTCGCGAACGTTCTTAAAGGCCACAAAGTGCCCATCTTCTGTGATAGGAGCCATCCAGTGCTCAAGGAATGCAAACAGAGACTGACGAGAGTTGTAGCTAGGATTCTGGTCAATGTTGCGAAGGAAGTTAGCCAAGGGCTCAATGTCAGCGTCTTCGTCAGCAAGATCAAGCATCTTATCTACGAGAACACCATGAAGCTCTTCACCCTTGTAGGTGATAGTTTGTGCTTCAAGGTCGACAATAACGTCAGAACCTTCTGCAAACTTAGACATTGCAAGACCACGGTCAATCAGACTGGTGATAAGTTCAGGGTCATGAGGCTCGTAAAGAAGGTGTTCACAAAGCTTATCAAAGTTCTTTGAGTCACTTGGGATGTTATGCGACTTGCCGTTAAAGAAGATAGAGATTGCTTTCGGGGTGTAGGTATAGGGGTATTGCATTAAAACTTTCCTTTTTGGTTCATGACTAGGTCTTCATACTGCTTAACAGTATCTTTATTCCATCCGTTCAGTTTAGATAGGAGTGGAAACAGGGAAGATCGTTCTTTCGAGATTGCCTCAATGATACGATCGTAAGAAACAAGATGTCCTGACTCTTTAACATCAGCCCTAACTGAGTTAATTTTGTGTAGATCATCCCTCGTTATAGATGCGGTAATTTTCTCAAGTTTTTCATAGATTGGCCTTATAGCATTTATATGCCTGCTTGGCCAAAACGGAAGTGTGTAAGAATTGTAAGAGGAATTTATGATATTACTAATACGATTTTTTGCAGTTATGCAATGCCTCAGATTAACAAGACGTTTGTATTCTCCACTATTAATTACCTCTTTAGCAGTGACATCAAGATTAATCCAATCTGGGTCTTTATCAAATCGACTCCACATAGTTTTAGGAACAATAACAACTTTATCATCAGGACTTAGCCCAAGAATACTTTTCCAGTTAGGGAGAAGAAAATTTTCCTTGAAAGCCCCGTCTTGGATATCGTTTCTAAACATGCGAAGATAGTAACCACCCTCATCAAATTCTTCAGGTTCAAGTGTAGTATCGTAACCACGGAAGCTGCCATTCCCTTTCAGTTCCCTGAGTTTTACACGAGACCTCCCCTTTTTAGGATGGGTGTAGTCTATTTCGTGGGTAAAAATAGTTCCCCTATTCTCTTTTGCACGCCTAGACTTATAGGTCTTTATCTGATCCAGAGCTTCTTTCTCGTTGTCGTCCGTTATTTCAACATAGGAAGCTCGACTAAAACCTTTTTCCGTTAGGTACTTATGTACACGTCTGGCATTATGCTTTGCTTGGGGCGCTCCCTTCCTTTGATCGGATATAATAAGAATTGGATCTGTGGTAAGCCGGTAAATTGAATCAGTAAAATGATTTGTTTTAGTAATTTTTGCGTTGGCTGTGGCTTTATGATCTATCCAAGCAAAAGAAAATTGGTCTAGCTCGGTTAGAATATGGGAATTGAGTAATTTGCCCCAAACAGAAGTAAACCTACCTTCTTTGTAAACAGTAGCATTCCCATATTGCGGTTTCTTTGGGTCATATTTTTCTAGGTTTGAGTTAGTACTAAATTTTACTATTGAACTGGCAGAAGTGAAGTATTGTTGCTTAAAATAGTTATGTGAAACTCTACTCCGAAAGTATTTGTTAGCTTCTTCAAGCGTTTTAAATTTGTTTACTACTTCAAGAGTATCCTCTAAGATTACATCTGATACTTCATTAATTCTCTTTTTAATAGAGTCAGCAGTAGGTTCATCTTTACCGAAAGATAGCTCCTCCCGAGACAGAGTTATCTCAAGTTCCCCCATTTCAAAGGGTAGGACAATAATGTCATCACGACCACAAAGTTTTGTTAGAGTAATAATTTCGGAAGAAGAAACATAATCGTTAGGCTTGATAGGATAAAGAACGGTACCCATTTTAGCAAAAACAATGGTTTCGTTATACCCTATCCCTACGGGGCTTCCGTTTTTATCACAGAAATTGCCTATCTTGTAAAGACCTTTTTTATCAATGTCATATTTGATACGCTTTTTAGGCTCAAACCCCTCTGGGATAGGGTCATAGGCGAGAGAAACCCACTCAGCAGCATCCCGGAAAGACTGAACGTCTCTAGCATCAACAGGGAAAGTTACCTCTAGACCAGTTTCATCATTAGAGTCTTCCTCGTGCATCAAGTTAATGGTTGGTACACCGTCTCGACCAATTACTGCTGAATAGACCCTACGCTTTCCATCATGCCAAGATGTAACCCCGTATGTGTCAGTGTAGGAGAAAGGCGATTTAGAACCAAGACCCCACTTGCCCGTTTGAGAGTTTGTATCCTCTTTTGTAGATTGGAACACAGTTGTATACAGTCCCATGACATCTTCATGAGACAATCCATAGCCATAATCACGCACCCTAAACTCGTTGTTGAACAAACTAGGAAACGTAACAGAAAAGGGGCGGTCCTTGTTACCACGTTCTGTATGAGCGTCGTAAGCGTTAGACCAGATCTCCCTAGTAATTGATTCCGCCTTGCGGGAGTATAGACCGTCAATAAGAGCCTTAAAGGCCTTTGCATTCTCAGCAATTTTGAAACGACCTTCTTGAGACACGCTCGTACGTACATCACGTTCTTCTTGCATCAACTTCATTTTGGATAGATTCCTTCAATTATGATTCGTCTAGCATTTTCTAAAGAGTAAGTCTTGTAGATGAGGAAAATAGAGTCTGCGTCACCTATACACAACCCTTTAGAATACACCTGAGGAACAGTTCTGTGTTTTGCCACAAAGAGTGGCCGGATAGATGTTGCATTAACTTCAGTAAATTCAAATTCGAGTTCTCGAAGAATTCTCTTTACATCATTGCAGTGTGGGCAATATTCTTTTTTTGTGAATACTACTAAATCTTCTTTAGAGTAAGATAACAGATCTCCCATCTACAATCCCCCTATAGTCTGATTCAAATTTATTCCATCTCAAATCATACTCTTGACCTTTATATTTCACAGTTATAATGTCAGAGAAGAAGTATGACAAATTTCCGCTCATACTTCCCCTAACGAATTCAGCTTTGATAAACTTCCCTTCCCTCTCAACAAGAAGAGTCTCTATATTATCACTCATCAGAATTCCTCTGCCACAATAATTTCACTGTAGTGATCCTCATAGTTGTAGTCATTTTTCCGCATCTTCAGAAATTTCTTAACTGAATCAGTTTCACCAAAGATTAGGATTTCTCCATATCCAATTCCCATTTGTGATGGATGTAAGAACTCTACACGATCCAGAGTATTAGACAAACCGTGAATCGTCCTATTCATAACTGTTGATTGGTTATCATCAGGATCAGTAAATAGAATAAGAGAGTTAGAAGAGAGAGAAGTTACCAGTTTGGGAAGAAGAAGAAGAGTGATTGGGTCACACATATAGACTTCGACTGTAAGATCCTCTTTACGCCCGGCCAAACTTTTGATGACGTCTTGGACAATTCGTTCATTGTCTCGTTTCAATACCATTTTTCTCCTTGCTGTTTTTCTTTGAGGGATCTTTGGATCTTCATCCCCTTTCTTTGGCCGTCCCGGTTTACGCTTGACTTTACTTGTCGCAGGCCCCTTTGTTTCGTTTTCCATTCTTTTCCTCTTTGAATTTAGATACAGTCATAGCCACATCGTCGTAGATACCGTCAGATCCTTGTACGAACCTACGAGCATTTTTCTCACCGTGTTCATGCTTTACGTTGTACACGTCATACAACGCCCCTTTCTCGTAGAATTGAGTTTCAGACAGCACACAACGCAGCTTCGAATTTGTCTTGATCATTTGATTTGTTTGACCAGAGTAGTGAGGTTCCAAACTTTCCATTTTCAATTTCCTTTCGGAATCCTATAATGTGAGAGAGATGATGTGCGGATACTTGGTATCCATCTTTGTAGTCTTTATTGTATTTAATAGCAATCTTATCACACCAAGAGTTCCACATGTGTTCTGGATTCTTCATTGGCTCGTGATAACATAGACCGATATATCTAGTTACAAGATCGCGATTACGCCAAACGTTGTATTCGTAATTAGGGTAGGGGGAATTATCGTAATTTGGCTTTTTATTTGCTTTCAAAACCCTGTCTGATAACTTTGATATTGTCTCCCACCTAATACTTTTGTAGGGACGGGAACTAGGTAGTTCAAACTTGTGCTTTTTGTTAAAGTCCTGTATGTGATGTGTATCAATGCAACCTATGGGGTGCCCACACATTTGCAGAACAAAACCAACTTTTGTAAGATTCAGACCCTTTATATCCAGCAAGTGGTAAAACCTATCAGTGAGACAAAACTCTTCGCTTGTTGCAGCTTCAAAGTACTTATCAACGTTGTCAACAAGATGTGACCAACCTTCTTCTGTTGTTGAGGTAATTTTGTTATCTACATCAATTCTGTTAAAAGGGCGTCGAATTGAATGCATTGTAAACCTACACACAGCAAGGAAGCCTTCAATAGACTTCGCTTGCTGTGCAATAAGGGGGACATGTTCATTATACATGTTTAATATTTTCCTTTAGATTTCGCAACCTCCAGCGACGCAAGCTAGCTCTTGACTACCTTTTGTCATGTCGGTGCTTTCATAAAATGAAAGTAGAGACCAATCAACCTCTACACTACGTTCACGGCTCCATTCTCTGTATTCTTCTTCAGAGATTTCAGCATAAGGAGCTTGCTGATAAGTCCCGCCATCGTAAGGCAAGAAAGAAACACCAGACATCTTGTCAAAGTGCTCATAGACAAATTTTCCTACTTCTTCCCATTCGTGATCTTCAACTGAAATTGTCACAGATGGTTTGTGCTCACACCAGTGATCTTGGTAAACAAGCCAAGTCTTAAGCTGATCAATAGCATTCATATCATGCCTAAAGACGGCTTTGTCTGGCGCTTTCATTGGAAAATAGAATACAGTGCTGCTATACTCTTCTTCTCCAACTACTTGATATTCTTTCAAAAGAGTTTTAGTCTTAATATCAAAGACATAGCTGTTGTTATTGATTTTCCCTTCTTCGTCTTTAGAAAGATTTTCATAGTCTTCCACGATAGCAAGCCCACCTTTACTGAAAAACTCCATAACATTAGGCTCCCAGTACACTCCTTGATCCTTCATAAGAAGGGTAACAGGGTCTTTGTTATCATTTCGTACTGTACGAAGGTAGTATGGAGCAAAACGAGTATGGATGCCAGAGGCACTATCTACCATTTGAGACACTGTACCACTAGGCTTTACACAAGTAATAGCAACAGACTGATTAATGCCTAGCTTATTTGCCCAAATACGGTTCACCTCTACAGCATACCCCCTGAAGTAATCAAGGGTTGCCTCCAGACCAGAGTTCTTACGAGTCATTAGAGGGTTATCCATAATACCAGTAAGAGACACGCCTAGGAGTCTTTCTTCTTCAGTATTCTTTTTCCAGATACTACGTAGATTAGGGAAATGGGTTAGAGTAGATTGGATAGTACCAAGAATCACCGCTTTGCGGATCTTCTCTTTAATATCTTCAACGGTATCTTTGGGCCGTATAACAGCCTCTGTTAAGTTACAGAACTGATAAGGACGAAGGATTATTTCACTGCACGGATTTGTGCCAAAGTCAATCTTTTCCCAACGACTTGGGTCATTAGCACTTGTAGCATGGGTCATACGACGACCGTGTTTTTTAATAATCCTTTGTGCCGCTTCTCTGTTGAAGATACCCCTCTCACCAGAACCAGATTTAATCAAGGCCTGCCATTCTTCCCAGAAAGTGGCTTCGTTTGGCTTATGGTCATATGCAACTGAGTTATTGCTCAGAGCACGTTCAGGATGTACAATATACCATTCACCCTCTTTAGCAATGCGAAGCTCAGCGTCATCAAGGTCGGAAAGCGAGATCATTGCGGATCGACGGACTCCACCAACAACAATAACTTGAGCAATCTTGCACATTATGTCATGACACTCTTGTGTTTTAAGTTGGCGACCTCTCGCCTCACGAAACACTTTAACAACGAAATGAAAAAGATCTTCTAGCGGTTCAGGTCCACTAGCACGTCCACCAAAAGTTTTTAGTGGGGTACCAGCTTTACGGACACGAGTTGTGTCCCAGCTAGGCTCAATGCCAGAAAAGAGTAGGGATATAAGCTGATGCAAAGCATCCGCCCAACTTTCTTTGAAGTCTTCCACAATAATTTGTGTAGGGACTTTTGTCATAGTCTCTGCAACTTCAGGAAGGTCACACACAAACTTATCTTCTACAGAGAAACCAACACCTGTACCGTTTGACAAGATAATCATAGTTTCTCTAAAGGAATGGATGTTGTCAACAACAAGAAAAGCACAATTAAAGCCAGCCGTGTTATCTCGATCCAGAGCAGGTCCTGCTGTCATCATTGCCCTCATAGAAGGCATGGCTTCAAGATCATAAATACCTTGTCGTAGTTCTGAGATCACATCAAGGTCCTCTTGGCTTAATTCGCCAATGTGACCCTTCATAACACTGATGACAACATTATCAATGTATCTATCTACCGTTTCATGGTAGTTTTCTCGCCTTTGGAGGAACTCAATCCATCGAGCATAACGAGAAAGGGCAATAAACTTTTGGTAAGAAGTAGGTAGTTCGGATGAATTCATTAGTCCTCCTATGGTAGTTTCTAGTATTACACCCCCACCGTTAAGCGGGGGGTGATTATTATTTAAAGGTCTCTTGGGAGGTATCTCCCTTCTTTTTCAACAAGTTGCACCTCTTCTAGAGGTGGTCCGTTGTACCTTTTTTCTGCTGGTAGCCAGTCCTCAGCTAGGATGAGGGTCCGTTTAGAAAAAGGGGTTACCTTAAACAGAACTTTTTGGTCTATTCTCTCGTCACCTAGGTAGAAGAGCCCTAACTCAGCTTTTGCATTACATCTCTTTTTTGTAACTGGTAGAACTTTGAGACAAATTCCTACATAAATTCGTCCATCCATTCCACCTTTAGAATAAATAACATGGTTACCTATTCTGATCTCTCTTCCAAATCGATCAGGGACATAGTCTTTACTCTTGTCAGTCGTGCCGTTAAAGAGGTCCATCGTTGTATTCCTTTGGATTATTTGATTTACTAAGACTGACCACACGATCAATGTATGCATCAGCAACGGCGATTAGACTTTCTGGAGCTTTGTCGTTGAAGTGTGTTTTAGGAGAAACCTTATTCGTCAACCTAACATAGCTTAACCAATAACTTCTGCATACTGCGTTTTTTTCACATACTGAAAAATGGCGTCCTGACATCTTTTCAATGACACACTTAACTCGATAGTCAACTTGGTATATAGTTTCGGTTTTCATGCTGTATTCCTACATCAGGGTTATTGTTACATTCCCTTTTTAAGGTAAAACCAAATGACAACTAACACAAAGAAGATGAGGATAATAGCAAGCGGGATCAAAAGAGGTGAAAGTACCCACCACCAAGACCATGATGCAACTACACCAACTTGGCCTAGTTTAAGACCCACAAACAGCAGGGTTAGTAGTTGCAGGAACCCTACGAACCTGTAGTTGTGTTCAACAGTTTTTTTCTCAGACATCTTATCTCCTATATAGTTATTAGACTAATTTGTTATTTAATGAGGCAGGTTCCTTACCCTGCCCCACCGTAGTTATTCTTCATCTTTAACGTCACCTAAATTTTTCTTTGATTGCTCATACTTATCTAGCTCCTTTAGCACTTCTCGTGCTGTTTCTGCCGGGTAAGTCCCCATGACCCAGTGCCAATTTACAAAGCTCCTTATAGCTTCAATGTTGCCACCAAAGAAGTTAAGTAACGCCCTCAGATTATCACTTACTTGTATTGTCCTTTTAATTTTAGATTTCTTTCATTTCTTCTACTCTCATGAGCTTGTCTGTATCAGCCTGCATCCTTCCAGTTTTATGATTGTAATATAGCTTACCAGCAGGGCCGGTTTGGCCAGTGAAGCGACACTTGAGTACACTTAGCATCATAGTGTTTCGCTCTTTCTCGTCGTCTGACTCTTGGTTTCTTGCAAAGCCAATGACGTCGAAAGAAATCTGTTTGATAGAACCAGAATTGTGGGTGATTATATGGTTACCCAATAAGAACCTACCGTCTCCGTCTAAGGTAAAGCCATAGTATCTATCTTCATTAAGTTTCTCAATGATAATTCCTCTTTTTAGACAGTCATTACGTTTCCTACTAGGTGGTACTTTTGATGACTTTTGACAAGGTATCTTATCTATTGCACCTGAAATCGTTACTTGGTAAATAGTAGAGCCATATGAAGAATAGCTTATTGAAGTTATCTTTTGAGGGCGACAAGTACTATAAAAACCTAAAGACCTTGCAATGTTCTTTACGTCTTCCGCCATTGTTTTATCTTTCTGGTAAAAATAAAAACACCTGTCTTTCTTTGAGTAAGTTCCGTCTGTATCTATTAACCCGGCAATTAACTGGATTCTATTTTCCCTAGAGTTAAACTTATAGTCAGGAGGAATGTGTTTGTTATTTAGAACACCAATATGCCTTAATTTATTGAGTAAATCATCTTTTGTAGTAGTTACAAAGTTGAAATATTCTTTCTTTCTATTAGATGGTGTCTTCAAAGTTGCATTCAATTCTTCGCTTACCCTTTTTGCAATACCTAAGTCAGAAGCATCCATGATCCTGAAAGCAGACTTAGAACCGTCTCCAAGCCAAACCCCTAAAGAGTAAGGGGGTATAATAAGATCCTTATTATCTAGTTCATACCCTTCCGAGAAGTGTTGTTTACACCTAACCTGAAAGCTTTTACTTTTATCTAAAAAGTCTTTAACTTTCATATCAAACATTCTATTATTTCTTGATAGAGTCAATACATGGTTCTCATTACAGATAAAATAATCTTTTGATGTTTTGTTAGATACTTTATACATACGTTGTTTACCGGTTTTTAGGCTCATAACTGTTCTTGGTAATGAGTCTGGACCCATGAGCTTGTCACCAACTTTGATGTCTTGTACTTTTACTTTTCTACCCTTATAGCTTAATACTTCTGTGTCATAAGCTAAACAACCTTTGATGTCGTCTAGGGACGGAATACGACCTTGTTCAAAAGTTTTCTGGTCGTTGTTTCTTTTACGAAGGTGAGAGATTAGACCAATCCACACATCATACTTCTTAGCTAGATGTAAGAGATTGTTCATAATCTTGTCAATGGCTTCATTACCAGTAAGCCCGTCTGAACCTTCAGAAACAAGAATTGTAATGTGATCGATAAAAAGATACTTACAACCTTTCAGACACATGAACTCTAGGTGGTCCATAATAGACCCGTCGCTGATAGAGCCTTGATGGTCCAACACCAGAATATCTCCATCTGCGAAGACCTTATCAAAGCCTTCTCTCAAGTCTTCCATAGGGACATCTTCGTAAGAGGGGTTCTTGTTGATAGCCATACCAGAGAGCTTCCTAGTGTACTCCTCTGGTGACTCCTCTAGGCTGATGATACCTACCCTACTAGAAGAGTGAACCCATGCCTCTCCGGTCTCCTCTGAGACACCCTGCTGTAGGTGGTAAACGATCTCTCTCATTAGGGTAGACTTCCCAGAGCCTGTGCCAGAGGCCCAAAGAGTGATTTCACCAGTTCGTATACCTTTAAGCCTTTCGTTTAGACCCTCCATATAGTCCGGGTAAGGTACAGACTGTTTATTGTTATATGCCTCTAGCCTTTCCCAGAGGTCTTTACCGTTAAGAATAGCAGCAGGAGAATACTCTCTAGCATCAGCAATAGCCCAAACTACGTGGTCTATGCCATACTCTTTTGCATAGTCGCAAGCATCCTTTACACCATCAACTGTCTGAACAACCTTAACCTTGTCGTAGCCAAGTATCTTAGCGGCTTCTTTAGTTGCTTTTTGACCGGGTCCGTCATTATCAAACCAGATAACAATCTCATCAAACTTCCTGAGTTCCTCTCTTACGTCAATTAAGTCTTTTGTTGCAACGGAACTTTGAATAGAGTAAACAGGGTAGTGTCTTTTATAGATGCCGTAGTTGCCATCTTGTACTTTCATACAGTCGTCTTCACCTTCGGTGATTACTACCCTCTTACCCTTGTTTGGGAACAGACCCCAACCAAACAAGCCTTTCATTTCACCTACTGTGCCTTCAGAGAAATCCTTAGGTAGAACTCTCTTCTTATAGCCTTTTGGAATACCATCATCAATGTTATAGGCATAATAAACTGCTTCTTGGTCCCCATCATCAAAGTAGGATACTTTACAGTTGTATAGCTCCATTGTTCGTAGAGATATTTTCTTCAACTCGTATTTATCCGAGTCATAGGCATCAAATACAGCTTTGGCAAACTTAGGGTCTTTACGATCAGACCAACCCTTTGGTTTTTTAGAGTATTCCTCCTTTGTTTTATATTCTCCGGTACCCATTTCCTCTCCAGTATCGGGATCAAACGACCCTGATTTAAACTTTGCTCCACATTCTGCATTATGACAGTAACCACCACCATCATCAAAGACTGTGAAGCTGTTACCCCCATGAGCGGGGCAAATCTGATTATACTTGGGCATTTTACTCCTTTAGCATAGCCTGCGTCCAACTCTCAAGGGAAAATTTATTATCTCCCAAGAAAGACACCCCACCAATAGGTTTATAGCCTTTTTGCATAAGACTATTAACTTGGCTCTCCAATATATACCTATCAGAACACTTAACTACTTTGTATTTCATTTTTCTTATTCCTTTCAAGGATCTTACGTTTGATTTTAGCAGCATACTTTTTTGTAGCCGAGGAAACGTTTTCGTGAGGAACAAATTTAATTGCTGATATAACACGATTATATGAAGCGTACTCCCCCGAAGGAAGGGTAGAGGTTATAGAGTCAGAGAGCATTTGCAGGTAAACCTCTCCGTAGTAAAGACCACCTTTTGTTTTGTAGAGATCAATTATCTCAAACTCAAATGCGTCTTTTCCTAATTTGTTTATATCGTCTTTAAGATTTTTAGACGAACCCGCATAGGTTCTCCAAGAATGTTCTTTTCCGTATTTAGGTGATTTCTTTAATCCGTTATACCTAAACACTTTCTTGCCAATGTAAAATTTACCGTCACTTTTTCTTGTGATACAATAGACAAACCCAAACCACTCCGAAGTTCTAAATTTTCTTCGGAATGACCAGTGGCCTAGGTTGTCCTTAGACAATAACGGCGTGGGAATTGGTGATTTCTTCGTATTCTTCTGGGTCAAATGTCCAAATGTCTCCTTTTGTCCTCCAGATATGAAGGAGACTACCATTGAACAAAAGCTTCTTGAAACCCTCGTTACCGTATTTAAGACCATACTCAGAAACTACCACCTCTTTGTGTTCTTGTGGTGTTGTCAAGCCCGACAAAATCTTACCTGCCTTGATTGGTCCTATTCCTTCTATACCCGGAATATTGTCAATGGAGTCGCCGGTCAACATCTGTTTCCAGAAAAATATATCGGCTTGTTCCTCATTGACGTGCCAACGCCTCTTAGCGTTAGCCTCTGTTTTTGGGTCTAAATGATATCCGGGTATCATGTCTAGGTCTTTGTCAACCGTGACTACAACATAGTTATCTTCCCCTAGCTTGGTAGCCCAGACACCAATAGCGTCATCTGCTTCGTAACCTTGACAGTAATGGGCATCAAATACATCTACTGCCCAGAACCTTAGCTCATCAATATAAGGCGCTCTTTTCTTATTAGATGTTGCCCTTGCTTTTTGAAGCTTGTACTCTGGATGTATTTTCTTTCGAAAGTTATCCTGAGAGTTGCCAACTGCCATTGAGTACACAGCCTCTTCTTCTGGTATGTAGTGGCTCTCGAATATGTGCTCTACAAAATGCTCAAAACGGTCTTGAGCGTGTTCAATTGAAGGCTGATAGGTTTGTTTTGCTGCTTCTATCTCCTTAAGACTTGCACCTCTCCACTCCATCTCTTCTAAGTCAGCCTTAGATGCTGGTTTTTGCCAACAAGCCATGTGAACAAGAATATCACCATCGATTAAGAGTCTCCTGTTCTTTGGCTTATACTGGATTACTTCCTGCATTATCATCTTCCTTTGAAATTAGGTCAAGATCAATTCCTTGCATTACAGCACTTAGGATTTCAGTCATCACCCCCTCATAAGCCTGTTGAAAAGCAACATCTTTTCCAATTGGGAAATCCGATACAATCTCAATTGGGTAATCTGTCCCTTTCTTTGATGCTAGTTCATTAAGAGCAACTGCAACATTTGGAAAAGACTTTACCTCTAGTCGGAATCGGTAAGTGTATTCTTCTTCCTCACCCTCTTCGTGGGTAATTTCGTATTCGTATTTGTTCATATTAGTATCCATTGTTTACTTTTTTGCCCCGCGAATAGTCTTTGGTTTGAACCATTTCCAGTCATTGACTCTTTCATTTTCAAAAGGTCTTGGACGTAGCTGTCCTGTAACCGGGTGATACTCTTTTTCTCCATTGAGAGGATGCAACCTATTAACCTTTTTGATATTCTTTGGTTTCTTCTCCACTGCGTATTCTTTTATACCTTCTCCCCATACTTTTGGGGGTGTAGAGAGAAGTTTCCTTCAAGTTCATTTTCCCAATCTACACCTAGAGCCTTTAGGAGTGCTGCAAGACACCTAACGTCAAACCTGACTGTGTCTACTCCAAAGTCTGTGTTTTGAACAATTTGAAGAACCCCATCTCTTGATATGTACACTTTCATAGGGTCTCCAGTAGGTTGCCTTTGGAAGTCTATAATTCTGACTCCAGACTTATTCTCAACGTTAATCAATATGTCTGGTAGCCTGTTTTCTTTTTTGTTTTTAGTCTTATGGGACATTTAGACCTTTCGATTTTACGAACTCTTCAAGCTCTAGAATTCTATACCACATAGAAAGAGTGAAGTTTGGTAGGTCATGGTGAAAGTTCAGACCTGTGTAGTAACCATGTCTCAAGACTCTACCGGGTTTATCATTAAAGTTTTTGTTGAACTCAATGCTATAAGTGTCGTCAATCTTTTTAACTTTGGTCATTGATTGTGTACCCTATCTTTCTTATTATGATTAGTGGACTTCAAAGTAGTCTTTTCCAGCTTTACAATCCCCGCATACCATAATGTCAACACCGAATTCTTTCGGGGCTTCCTTAAAACTCTCAATGATGATTTCTTTTGCTCTTTCAACGTAATCGTTTCTTACTTCAATATTGATCTCATCATGATAGAACAATAGGAATCGGTAGGCAATGCCCTCTTCTTTAAACCTACGCCAAATCATGGAGATAGTTGCCTTCATAACGATCGCCTCAGCACCTTGGATGAGGTAGTTGAGAGCTTTATGAGGCTGATTGCAATAGATATGTCGATCGTCTAGACCTACGATAAATCCTTGCTTTTTTACGATATTTTTAACACGATTGATCAAGCTATCGAGGTTTGGATAAGCCTTTTGGAACTCCTCTTTAAGTTGGAAACCAACAGACTCGGGAAGCTTTAGAATCTTGGCAAGTTTAGGCCCTCCGGCACCGTAAAGAAATGCAAAAATGAAGGGTTTGGCATCTGCTCGGCTGACAATAGTTGATGACTTAAGAATAGATGTAGCACTACGAGAAAGAATATTAGCATTGTTCTGATGCATGTCTCCTTCGAGAAGTTCTTTTAGGAACTCATCATCTTTCATGTAATGAGCTAGAAGCCTTAGCTGACAACCAGCGGAGTCAGCCGACACAACAGACCAACCCTCTTCAGCAATAAAGAGGCTTCTGACTTCTTTCCCAAGTGTAGCATTACCTGATGGTAGATTTACAATAACGGACTGAGTCTGTCTAAAGGTTGGTGTACCAATATTAATAACATCTCCGTGGAGACGATCATCATCAGAGAAATGATCTTCCCATCCATCCATAATTGATTTACGAGACCTTAGAGTGTAAAACTCATTAATGTCTCCTGCGTTATCAAGCAACTCTAACGAAGTACTAGTAATTTTTGGGGAAGTCCTTTTCCAATAACGTTTACCTCTTTCGTCAAACTCCCACTTACCATTCCAGTCATCTGGCTCCCAGCCAATTTTCCATAGATATCGTTTAACTGAGTCTGTAGAACCAATATCAGCATCACGGAATGTTACACGACAGTAATCACCCCAAACACCGTAGTTGTTCTTCTTACCTGCATCCTTTGGTAAGTCAAAGGTTTCACGAAGTGCTTTCGAGAACAGACCATTCTTTTGAACAGCCCATTTCTTAGCAAAGCCACCAGTGAAGTTGTCGTGATCGTACTCGTCTGTGTATCTTATGGTGTCAGATTTATACCCTTTCCGATCTCCACTGATCTTCTGAGGCTCTTTACCAAGACGAGGATTAACTTCTGATGTAATCTCATCCATACGTTTGTCAATTTTATCGATAACATCACAAACGCTTTTCCGATCAATTAACCAACCGTTAATGAGTTGTTCTGCGGCAATTCTAGCAGAGTCTGTCTCAATTTGGATAGCTCTTACAATGTTCTTCTGCCCTGATTTGACCATATGGGTTACTTCGCCTAGTAGTTCTTTATAAATAGGAACCATAAGACGAACGTCTTGTTTCATATACTCAAACATTTCTTTACTGAACTTAGTAAAGTCTGTCCATTCACCTTTGTAGTTGTCAAGGTGAATACCCCATCGGGCAAGGCTGTGGCTATCACCCATGACAAGCTTAGGTTTTTTAAACAAACCAAAATCACCCTGTTCATTCCGCCATTTTAGATAGTTTTGGTAGTTCTGATCAGAAGCATCAAACCTATTATAATTGAGCACTCTAGACATAACATGGGTATCAACAAACTTATCGTGATTATGCTTGTACCATGTTATACCGTTAAGTCTTGCTAGCTTAATAAGTAGGTATTCGTCGTAGCCCGCGCCGTTATGAGCAGCGCGGACATCGTATGTACATAGGTCTCTTAAAAACTTTTCAAATTCGAGAGGACCGTACCATTTTTCTTCCTTAGTATCAAGGTCTATAATACCGCCGCAGAACCATCTGTCTGCGCTTCTTAGGAACCCGTTTGCTTCAGTGTCGTAGACACACCTTCGTCTAGCCATTCGTCTCCTCCTTGGAAAGTCTCGTTAGGAATACCGGGATAAAAGAGATTCATGTCTACACCAAGGTCTTTACACTGTTTAATCTTTCCCATGTGTGCCCAAGGAGCAAATTCCCGTGGCTGTTTCTGTGTATCAGAAATGCGGTTGTGAGCATCCATAAGATACCAGATTGCCTTTTCTAGCTCAATACGCTCATCATCTTTTCGACCGAGACGAGTTTGATACTTTAGTGCGTTGACCACACTCGGTGTAACATAGGGATTGATCTTACTACCAATGTAGGCAGCAAGGTCATTGTATCCAATGTCCCTACCAGTTTGCAAGGCTCGGATCATTTCCTCTGCCGGAATCAGTTGGTGATGCTTAGCTTGCACCGAGTTTTGGCCTTTTTCACGTTCTGTTGTCATATAATACCTCTTCTTTAGTTATAGTTAAGACTGTTCCTTCTCACTCTGGAGAAGGTCTGTTTTCTTAGCGTACACTGGGATTGCCTCTTTTTTGTGGTGGTTATAAAAGTTTGCGCGTCTCTCTGTGTCATACATCTTTCCTCTAAGTCCTATCAACGCTGAAGTTTGTTCTTTCTCTGTTCCGTTTCGGGCAACTACATCTCTCCACCTCTTGACACTGAATACGTGGGGGACCCACCAACCAACACAGACCTCTTCATCTTTAACGTCTGCTAATTGCTTTTCAAACGGCGCTTTTTTTTTTTAGTTTCAAAGATATCATCCATTATAAGCTTCTTCTTCAATTTCATCAAGTGCCTTAGAGAGATCATAACGCAGGGCTTCTGCGCTAATGTATCCGTAGAGACGTGCTACTTTGTCTGCAGCAAAGTCTTGAGACCAGTGGTTACCCTCTGCCATGATTGCCGCTCGTTCTTCAAACTGGTCACGACACATCATAATTTGTTCTTTTGTTTTAAGCTCTACTAAAGCCATAGGATTGTCCTTCCATTCGTTGCCATAAGTTTTCCCAAAGAAGAAAGCCCATTTATAAGGATCGTCTAATACTTCACAAGAGCACCATTCCCAGTTAGAGATGTCGATATTATTGTAACGAGCATTCGATTCTATTAAAGACATATGCGCTCGCATATCAACCATAGTATAACACCCATCTCTAATAAGCATGATGTAACCCTTTTGGGCACAGGGTCCACTCTCAATAAAGTGTAGGCTGTAATTTTCATCTACTAGGCTTAGATTACCGCTGTAGAACTCCATGAATCTTTCAGACATATTCTCAACCCTTTCAGTTGTTTGGGGAGGCTATTATAGCCCCCCCTTGTTTTTGTTATTTATACTTTCGAGCCGGTAAGCATTACACGACCTTCTAAACTAACCATGTAATCGGTCAAGCTGGGGGATAGACGCCACTCTTCGGTGGTATTCATGGCCTATCACCCTTGGTCAAAAGGGATTTCGTCATCAAGATCTTTTGGTGTAGTCTTTTTACTCTTTGGTGCTGCTCGACCCTTCTTTGGTTGGGCGTCAGCTTTCTCTAGTGCCTTAGAACCAACATCACCATCTTCGTCACCATCTGGATCAACAACCTTCATAGAGTTGACGTGCTCAAACTCTTCTTTAGGCCGAGGTACATAGCGGTGAAGCTCTTTAACAGAGAGACCAAGAAAGTAATGAACGTGTTTAGTCACACCATCGTGCGTGTATTCTCGTGTGAAGATACGAACATCACCAATCGATCCATTACCAACGATCTTAGGATCGCTGAAGGCCTCTCCTGTATCACCGCGAAGGATCTCAGGCGGGCTGGATTCTTGGCCGTTTGCCTTAAACTGGTTACGACGAAGCTTCCAACGATAGAAAAGAATAGTCGACTCTTCATCGTCTTTGTCTTCTCGAACAGCTTTTACATGTTTAGTAGCGTTATACTCTTTACGCCACTTATTGGCCTCTGCCTTGTCCTCTGTTCGCAGTTCGACTTCCCAACCCATACGAGGATTACCATCGTTATCGTCTCCGATTTTGACAGGGTTGTTAGGGTCAGCCTTCAACCAGAAAATGGTAGCATCTTTGATAATTGCCATGTTTTATTACATCCTGTGTTTCGAGAGCTTATAAATTTTGCTCTCTTATAGTGCGCACTTAGCGCTGTCCTCTTCTTTAACGTCACCTAATTTTATGTTACAGGCCAAGCAACTAGAATACGTCCTTCTCTTCTTTCTGGGTGTATGTAAGGTATAGCACCCCAGAAGAGTATATCACAAAATTCTGATCGCTCAAATGCTTTCAAAAGTTTAGCGTGCTGGTTAGCGGTTGTTAGTTCTACTGCAACATAGTCTTTTTTAGAGTGGGGAGGTAAAAAGAGTCCAACGTAGACTAGCTTAAGATCCTCGCATATTTCTTTCAGTTCGTCAAGTAGCTCATCTAATTCTTCTTTTCTCATCTTTTCCTTTCAACCAGTGCTGAGCGTCGTCAAACGGGTCAATGAAGACACTGCCTAACTGCAACTGTAGGCCACAATCCAAACGGAATTGCGACAAGTTTCTCTCTTGAGTCGGACTCTGGATCATAGGTGACCATCCCAACGATAGCTCCTTCAATATCAGCCCTCCCTATTACTTTGAACAGACAAACAGCATCTTTAGGTAAAGTACCTTGGAATGCACCCGGTGCTTTTATCCAGAACATCATACCCTTAAAAACTATGGTAGGCTCTACACAGGGATCTAGGCTGTAAATTGCTATTATTTCAGACTCCAGTTCTTCAATGCGTTCAAGCAAAGCAATATGAATATAATCCGCACAACCAAGAGACCTTAACTTCTCAATTCGTTCTCTTGATATATTTACTTTTACTTTATTATGCAAAGGCATAGTCTGATTCCTCTATTTTGCTAAGATCTAGTTTGCCTCTTTCTGGCATTAGATCTAAAGAGTTAAGTTCTTCTAAGATCTCTCTAAGAGGATCTATTTCATGTAGCCGTCTAAACGTTTTGCGTACCCTGTAGAAGAGATCTTCCATATGGGCGGCATGACAACCGAAAGAGTCATGTACCACAACAACTGAAAATGAGCAATCATGTACAGTATGGGCCAAGTGTGCAGCATCCAACGAATGTACGATGTTTGGTGCAGCCCCTGTTTTTTGCTTGCTTTCGTTAAGAGTACTCTCTTCCCAAACTTGAATTTGGACCCACAGAGTTTTGGGTCCATGTTGTAGGCGTACGCGTACAGCCTTTGCTTTTCGATACTCTTGTACCACTGGAAACCCAGTAGTTGGTGTATGCCATGTGAGCGGCTTATTTTCTTCATTTGCTCTCTCCGCAAGGGTTTCAAACAGCCTGAGCATTCTAGCTGGGCCTTTTAGTTCATCATAACAGGTACGATATACTAAGTCTCCTAACATTATACCCCAGAGATAGTCCTTGTCTCTCAGATAATCGCTAATACCTCTGGTGTCCTCAATTACTTGTTGACCCATACCGTAGGGGGTACCGCCATAACCGAGTGTCATAGTATTTCTCTTGACGCTTGATCTCCTCTGTTTCTTAGTTAATTTGAGCCAATAGACAGGGAATAGCTTTTCTCTAAGATCCCTATTACTCTGTTTCCATTTCATAAGATTCTTATAGGCAATTTCCTTACGATCTGACCCAAGAGGAGCTTCAGAGTACTTCTTTTGCAGCTCTATACCCTTACTTTGCACAGCACTAAATCTATTTACTACTTTCTTAGGTAGTTTGCTACGCATGTCTTCTAACCTAGACCATACCTTATCAGCAATGAACATGTATACATCGCCGGGGGTAGCTTGAGGTACAAGATTGACAAGAGGCGCAACCTCTTCATCACGGGACATAGCAGCAAGGTGTTGAACACCATTGTTACTACCGTCTATGAAGACCGGTAGGCAAGACGGGAAATCTTCTGATTCTTCACCTCGCTTTTCCCACGCAGTCAAGGCTTCAATTTCAAAGCAAGAGGCTAAGAAAGAGAAAGGTTTATCAGCTTTCATCCATCCACGATGAGAAAGCGGATCGCGCGCGTAATCTTTAATATAATGCAAGTTATCTTCTACCCACTCAACTCTTTCTTTTAGCGGTATCTTGTCTTCTCCCCATACATTTGCAGCATAGGTGCATAACCACTTTTGGCCGTTAGGACCTAGCGGGACTGGTTCGTCCAGCATTAGGATACCGCGAGCGTTATCTGAAGACTGTTCATGTAAGAATGCCGTGTTGGGATAAATCCTACCCATATTGTTCGCAGAAGATCGTTAGTCTTCTACCGTAACATGCGACCAAGTTTTTCCAGCCCTTATTTGTTTTATGCACCACTCCGTGACATTAAACTTTTTTGCAAGAGCCTTCCTCCTCATATTAGGTCTCTTCTTTACTTCTATTACTTCTAGTTCTGTAAGTTTCCTCATTGGGTTTTTCCTTCCATTCATCCTGTAAGAATGAAGTTGATTGTGAGGAGGAGTACATCTTTCTAGATTACAAAGGCTGTTGTTGAGCGGGTTTCCGTCTATGTGGTTAACCTGTGTCAGGCTAGGCACCTTTAAGATAAAACTATCCGCAACAAGCTGATGAACTGTTTTTGTGCATCTCTTTGATTTATAACATAGAACTAAAGTCAGGTAACCTTTAGAGTTTTTAGTAGGCTTGAGATATCTACCTTTTCTTAACGCCATAGTTCCACTGAAGGGAACAAGAGTATCTAAACGACGTACTTCTCCTTTATTAGATACTTGGTATACGGTTTCAAAGCCTTTAATATCTTTCCATATTCGCATGTTCTGCTCCTTATTACTAAGAAGATCGGACTATATCATACCTATACTAGGCCTCTGCGCTTCGAGCCACTTGGCTCTACATAATAGTCTCTACACCTTCTAATTAAAAATTAGCTTGGCTCGGTATTGTCACATTGGATGTTTACCGAATTCACAGAGTTTTACTTCCGCCATAGGATTAACGGAAGTCGAAGTTATATAAGTGGTAGAAAGTTTTATCGAGGTGGAGATTTGCAAGCTTTTGGACGGCTTCCGCTTCTATTAGCATAGACCGTCTTTTCTTGTTGTCGACCTCTTTATAATATTTGAACGGAGACTCACTATAGTCTTCGGATTTTTCCATGAAGTGTTCATAGACTGCAAAGACATCCTTGTTGATCCTCCATCCAGTGCTGCTTAGTTTATTTAGAACATAGAAAAGCACTTCCATTTCTTCGCTGGGTCTTTTAAATGGGTCAAGTTGCATGGCAGACCCTCTTTTAACAATTGGTGTGCCAGTAGTTGAATGATATGGATATCCCTTGACCCAAGGTGCTGGGACGATATTGACAGGAAACATGTCACAATTGTCCATATCAATTGTATCAATCAGAGTCTTGAGACGTTTCCAATCTTCTGCTACAATAACATAGGCTCTGTGCTTAGAGACCTTTGTATTTCGATTTGTCTTTTCTTTTGTGTAAGAAATCAAGCCAATGTCTATGAAACTTATTACAATAAACCACCCAGCATGGATTTCCATAATAGAGTCTTGTGGTAGCTTGTTCTTTTGTCTTAGCCTACGACCAATAGAAGCAGATAGCTCTACCAGCGTTCCTCTTCGCTCAATTGCTCTCAGAACATGGGGGTAACTGAAGGCGATAAGGTTTTCCGCAGATAGTTTCTCTTCCGTGAGCCAGTAGGCACCATTTCTGGTGTCAAGATTTTCAAGACGGTAACTTAGGTCTTGTTCGAGGGCTTCTAGAGTTTCTGATGCTTCCACACCGCCTCCTGTTATCTTACTTATGGAAGTAGTTATGAGTGTTATCGTAAACTTTTAACCAGTTATAAATAGAATCCTTACTACATCCAAACTTTTCTGCGGCTTTAGTAGGACCTACTTTAATAGCCTCTTGACATGCTCTCATACGAAAGGAATCATCGTAGTCTCCGACGACCTGAAGGATATCTCCAGTTTTACCGAAAGTTGGTTCCCTTAGCCTTGTAGTTCTCCAAGCAGTAGATTTCGAAACCCCGTAACGAGCTGCAGTCCTAGAGATAGAGAAACTAAGGGGCTGATCGTTCTTGATTATGTTTTGGTTATTTCCCCAACCAGAGAAGTTAAACCTAAGGTTTACCGATCCTTTAGTCTGGTCCTGCGTCTTGGCCTTACCAGAACATGCTTTTGAAGATTTCTTCGACTGGCCTTTCACTATCACTGTTTTCGTAGGTGTGTGACAGTTTGTCGTTGATGAGTCCAACGACGACTGGGAACTGAGCGTTTTGTTTTGTGACTTCTGCCTTGCTGGCTTCAACTTTTCTAGTAGGCTCATAAGGAATTACTCCATTCTTAATAAATTCTTTATTGATTTCTTCAAGTTGATTTTCTCCAAGAAACATTTCATAACCGTTTCTAAGCGTAATTACTTGATATTCGTTTTTCATAGCTTACCCTTTCAGATAGTTTCTCTTAGAACCTTGGACCGAAGCCGTCTTTGTTAGATAGTATTAATAAGAACACTAGCACTAGGCCTGAAACAACGCTAGCTAGTCCAAATGTGGGGTAATCAATCCACCAAGGTGCATCGAAGTACCATACTATGGTGTAGACGACCCAAGATAATATGACGGGAATCCAGTAGAATATAATCATACTCGATACGCCTCCGATTGCATTTCCATATCACTTGTCTTTGGGTTTGATCCGAGGTCATAGTTTGATCCGTAGAATCGGAAAGCTCGTACGATCAAAAGACCCACGTCTTGACGAACACCAAGTTTAGATGCCTGACTAAGGATGCCAGCAATCAGAGTTAGCTCTTGATCCATGCGTTCTGGTTTTATAGAAGCTTGAAAAAGAAGGCTATCAAGTTGATCCAACATTCTGACAATATCTTTCTGGCGGTCTGTAACTGCTGCGGGGTAAGTAAAGCTCCTTGAACAATGGAATTCAAACCTCTTCATTTCATTAGATTCTAGATTGTCAAGAGCTTTCTTTAGTTCAGGAGATTTGTTTTTAGCATGATGAGGTGAGTCACCTGCTGCAAACTCTGGTGCATCATGCATAATGATATACAAAACTGTTTGTAGGTCAACTTCTTTTTTAAAAAGAGACAAAAGCAGCTTCACCATACGAGCAGAATGTGCGTCTGTGAGATCTGCCGAGTTTCTGAGGCTATGCTCATGGTGTGAGTGATAACGATTTACGAAACCAGATCGCCACAACGTGAACGTTTCTACTGCGTTTTCAATTTCTTTAGACACTGTGTGTAATCCTCATACGCTTGATTGGTTTATTAAGATAGGCGCGACATTCAAAGAATTCAAGGGGATTTACCCCGCCATTTGGGCGAACTTTCATAATGTATTTAGCGACTTTACGCTCAAGACTTTCGGTGTTTGTAGCAGTAATCTCCTTAGTTTTCAGGATTTTGTTATTTGTCATTATTTGCCTCTTGAAAAAAAATTAGGTATTTACCCCCCGCCCCGAAGGGCGAGGGGAAAGAGACATCACTCACATTACCAGATTTGCACGGTTTTATTAGGATTCTTGGCACATTTGTGCTAGATAGTTGTAGGTGTGGTTACGATCAAACTTCCCGATAGACACGTCATAACTTATTTTAGCATCTTTTCGTTGATTTGACACAGATAGCCATAACCAAACCCTATTGGGATAGTACACATCCTTTTTAGGATTCCAGCGTCTTCGAGAGCTTTAGCAACGCCCTCGTTTTCTGAATATTCTTTAACTAGGGCAAAAGAGCTACGCAGGGGTTTGGGAACAGCTTTTTCCATAACACCAGCTACAAAGGCTGTAGGCCTAGACCACAGTTCTCCGTCTTTGGAGATATGAATAGCTAATGAGCCATCTTCATATGTCTCAGAAACATCAACATCATACTCTCCTTTGGGAATATATTTGCTATGCAGGAACGCCTTTATTTTTGCCATGTCATCCTCCGATTCCATGAGTGATGTAAAAACCTGCAATAAGCAGGGTGAATAGGGCGCTTACACCCAGTAGATCTACTAAGAAGTTCCGCATCGGAGTTTCCATCTTGGATTGTTTCATTGAATTTTTCTCTGTGCCCGTAAAGAACGGAAACAGCGTTATCTCTATAGCGTCGGTAGGGTGATTGTTCCACCCTCTTACATCCTATTCACGGTCTCTATGGTGGGAGTTGTTATCCGTATCACGCTATTTGGATATCTTGTATTCCTACACAAGCCTTTAACATGACTTGCAGCATCTTAAACAGTCGGGGGCCGATATGGATAACCAGTAGACCGATTCCCTTCCTGATAAGACGTTTAAGGAATTTCTCTAGGGAAGGCCAGACATACTTGAAGAACAAGTACTCAACAGCTTTCTCTATCAAAACTACAAGACACCCGAAGAAGCTCATTAGCTTAACCTCGGGTGTCTGTCAGAGTTTCCTTCATTGAACCTCTTACTTCTTTGCGCAGATTACCTCTGACACCACTAGCGCGATGGTATAGACAGCTACAATGACTGATGCAGCCATAATAGTGACTATGATTGTACAGAGGGTTGAAATGAAATTTATCATGCCAAGACCACCTTGACAAGAAGTTTGCTCGTTTCCCATGCTGTGATCAAGATCGACATGGGGAAGATCAGCGGCATCATCATTAGAAACACAGTCAAAACTGCAAAACCGTTTCCAGCCCAAGTAGCAAGCCCGTGAAGAGAGGGATGCTCGATGTGGACGTCATAGAGACGAGTGATGAAACACAAGCTGAGAGTCACAACGGTTGCAACAGCCAGAGCTAGAGCCGAGCTAGCCACGCTGGCAAAGATATCAAAAGCCATTACAACCGAGAGGTAGACTGCAACCCCCATAACACAGGCCACAGAGATTGCCATAGCTGCACGAGCAGCAGGCTTACGGCGAAGAGTGTTCCACTTGTTGCGGAACCAGAGTTTGATACGATTAATCATTGTTGTGTCCTTTATTTACGAGGCTTGCGGTTGGCTTTACGCAGAGGTTTAGTCTTACGTGCTTTTTGACGAGTAGAATGAGGATCGAAAGCTTTTGCTCTCTCCCCGGCCTCTGCAGTTTTAGCAGCAACCAGTTCTTCCAGTTTGGAAGACTCATCAGTGGAAGTCGAGGCGCTTTCCTCCGCCTGAGTTTCCTCTTTAGGAGCGTCCTCTTTCGTCGTCTTGAAGAACGACTTCAGAAAGTCCAGAAGCTGGGTCTGAAACTTGATTGTTTTGTCCGTAACTTTACGAACGATTTTTTTGATGAAGTTGAACATGTCGTGCTCCTTTTTGTATGACGACGATTGATTTTGCCCAGCATTCTAGTGCTGACTTGTTAGTTATTTTTTGGACAGAATTTAGTTTCTGCCTTTTATCGTGGTTTATGCTGCTTCGGTCTTCGAGAATACAAGAACCATCAGGGTGATCAGCCCTATGATATTCTTTGCAATACCCAGCCCAAGGAGCACACTAGCAACCCACCCAAAGGTGACGCTGACTGCGAAAGCTCCGTAGATGAGGGCGATAGCGATAGTGACACTAGCAATAGTGCTGATGATGGCCATAGTCATAGTAATGCTCCTTGAGCTTAGTGTGTTTGACATAGTGAACAGTTTATACACATGTTCAGGTGTTAGCTTTCAAAGCCCGTTAAAACTGAGAAAGCTCGTAGGTCATGAGCGTGAACTCAAGAGTGTCCTTGTAAGACATATAGACTTCCCCTTCATTTGCAAAGCTGAAAGGATCAGACCCATCGTCAAACATGAGATCACAGTAGATCCCTTTCTTGTTGATGACAGTTGCGTACGCTGTAGACCTACCATCTTCTTTGATGATACCAGTGAACAACTCTGTATCTATATCTTCGTGCTTACTGGTCCCGGTTTGGATGATCTTGAGTGGCATGGTCGTGCCCTTTCATTGAGCGTTGGGTTGATGAACGATGAACTTTCGTTCATTATAGATGCTTCTTTTTTCTCACTTTTTCTCGTACGTTTTTCCACCTTGTTACATGGCAACCTTGCGGTCAATGTTTATCATCATCACCCGAAAACCAAACAGTGTTGCTAGGGCCTTCAACCGTATAGCTTTTTTGGCATAGCCCCTCACAAAGAAGTTTTGCAAGTTCGTTGGTTCGCTTAAGTATGTCAGCCTCACTGATCGGAAAACGTGGGTACTGGATGCGACTCACACAAAACCCAGCTTCGTCGCCATCGGTGTATATATAGTCCAAAGAGGTGACCGCATAACAGTCACCGATCTTGTCGCAGTATTCTCGGACAATTATCTTTGCCAGCGTCACGTCACCCGCCATCCAAATTTTATGGGTGCAGGATTTGTTTGTTAGTGATGTCATTGTCTCAGTTTTCATGTTGGCCTCCCAGCCACAAGATTGGGGAGATGAACAGCTTGCGCTTCGATAAAGTTTACAAAGCTTATCCGCTCCGCTCCCAGTGATGTACCGCCGCGAGTCTTGTTCCAGTGAGTCCGGGCATCGTCAGATGTGAACCATCGGCAACCGGCTTTAATCCATACTTGGTCATCCCTGACCACGCTGAAAAATTCATAGCCGTCGACGCTCGGCCCAACACGCAAAATACCATGAGCCTTACTTAGGTCGGCACCACTCAGATTAGCTTCACGCAAATTGGCACCACTCAGATTAGCTTCACACAGATCGGCATAACGCAGATCGACATAGCTCAGATAGGCATAACGCAGATCGGCATAGTGCAGATTGGCATAGCACAGATTAGCCTCAGTCAGATCGGCCTCATTCAGATTGGCATAGCTCAGATTGGCACCATGCAGATTGACATAGCGCAGATTGGCACCACTTAGGAGAGCACCATGCAGATCGGCATAGCGCAGATTGGCCTCACTCAGATTGGCATAGCGCAGATTGGTCTCACGCAGATTGGCATAGCTCAGATCGGCATAGCGCAGATTGGCACCACTTAGGAGAGCACCATGCAGATCGGCATAGCACAGATCGGCCACAGTCAAATCGGCCTCACTCAGATCGGCATACCGCAGATTGGCACCACTTAGGAGAGCACCACTCAGATCGACGCCGTTTTCTATAGCCCATCTTACGGCCAGACCAATTTTTGCTGGGTCCGAAACGTCGTCGGTGCAGCCAAAGTTAGCTGTGAACTGGATTTCTCCGGTGTGGCGGTTTTGGATATCGTATTTCATTTTGGCCTCCTAGCCACAAGATTGGGTTGATGAACAGTTTATACACATGTTTAGGTGTCATAATAAGACCTGACTAATCAGATCTTATTGGGTAACATCTGTGCTTCGATAAAGTTTACAAACGTTATCCGCTCCGCTCAAGAGTGGCCGTCGGCGCTCGGCCCAACACGCAAAATACCATGAGCTTTACTTAGATTGGCCTCACTTGGGAGAGCACCATGCAGATTGGCCCCACGCAGATTGGCCCCACGCAGATTGGCCCCACGCAGATTGGCCCCAGTCAGATCAGCCTCACTCAGATTGGCATAGCTCAGATTGGCACCATGCAGATCGGTCTCACGCAGATTGACAACATGCAGATTGGCACTATGCAGATTGACATAGCGCAGATTGGCATTACTTAGGAGAGCACCATGCAGATCGGCATAGCGCAGATCAACATAGCTCAGATCGGCATAGCGCAGATTGGCATGGCGCAGATTGGCATGGCGCAGATTGGCACCATGCAGATCGGCATAGCGCAGATTGGAAACATGCAGATTGGCCTCACGCAGATTGGCACCACTTAGGAGAGCACCATGCAGATCGGCATAGCGCAGATTGACACCACTCAGATTGGCATAGCGCAGATTGGCACCATTTAGGAGAGCACCGCTCAGATCGACGTCGTTTTCTATAGCCCATCTTACGGCCAGACCAATTTTTACTGAGTCCGAAAAGTCGTTGGCGCAGGCAAAGTCAGCCGTAAACTGGATTTCTCCAGTGTGGCGGTTTTGGATATCGTATTTCATGTTGGCCTCCTAGCCACAAGATTGAGCGTTGGGTTGATGAACAGTTTATACACATGTTCAGGTGTTAGCTTTCAAAGCCCGTTTATTGCTCTAAACCAGAGCAACAATAAATGCAACAATTGGAAACTGTGCAATTATTGCAGTAAAAGCATAAGCTATTGGGGCTGCCCATACTGCGTTATAAACGGTTGCTCCAACAACAGTAGCAATTTTCATTGCAGCAAAGTTGATCCCAAAAGAACCTAAGATCGCAACGAAACCAGAGATAGCAATAGCAAACATAGTTGTGCCCTTTCATTGAGCGTTGGGTTGATGAACGATGAACTTTCGTTCATTATAGATGCTTCGTTTTTCTCACTTTTTAGTGGGCTTTTTAGCAACTTGAGCGTTGGGTTGATGAACAGTTTATACACATGTTCAGGTGTTAGCTTTCAAAGCCCGTTTATTGCTCTAAACCAGAGCAACAATAAATGCAACAATTGGAAACTGTGCAATTATTGCAGTAAAA